GCTATGCCAGAGTTAGCACCTGCTTTGACAGCCAAAGGAGGTATCAAAAAAGTTTATATTAAAGCTTTATTAAAATAATTAAAATGAAAACATTAGTATCATTACTGAACCTATTGGGTAGGTTTATCATATTAGTGGGTATTTATGCCCTATTCATCTATATCTTTAAGTATGTGTTTGCCATCTCATTTGTCTATGTGGTAGGTAAACACCTTATAGGTAGACAATGGAAAGAGACTTTACCCGTGATGAATAAATATCTCTATAAATCAATAATGAATTGGGATATTTACTCAAATCAAGAGTTTTACTCACTATTTAACTTTGTATTTTTAAAGAAAGATAGTGTATTCTTATTTGGGAAAGCAGGGGAGACTATTTCAAGTAATTTAGGTAAAAACCAGCTGGATAAGACACTTACGATATTTGGTTGGGCTTTAGTTTACATTTTATGGGCTATTGATATACCTAATTGGCGTAAAGGCGGTCATTGTGTCGCTTCAATTCAGAGAGACTAATTAAAAATCAGAGGAGTGAAAAAGTTTAATGAAAATTACGAAGAAAAGGATATAATAGAGACAAGTAGCTCCGAAGAGATGCACCAGAAAGTAGAGCCTAAGTTATCATCAAGTAATATTTGGTCTTGGGCTTTAACAGGTCTGGCATCTACCATCTCTGTAGTTTCTTTCTACCTGTATAGGGAACTTAAAGATACGAGTAGTGATTGGAAAGTCAAGTATGAACAACTTGATGCTCATTATGAGCAGATGGAGTATAAACACCAGCGGAGAATGGATAGTTTAACTAACAAACTCCATAACTGCGATGGGGAAGCTCTTGAAAGGATGCAACAAACCTTGAGAGTTATCCAAGCATTAAAGACTGAAGTCATTATCAAGAATGAGAGCCTTGATAATGATATTCAGCAAAAGATTGAAACAATAAAAAAAGTAGAAAAAGCAACCAAAAAACTCAATGCAAAATGAAACTAAACTTGTTTGTTATATTGGGTCTATTTTCACTATCAGTTAGTGGTTCAGTTTCCCAATCAAAGGATGGTAAGACAAAAGGTAACTCAGATAAAAATAAACAGGTTTCGCAGGAGATTATTGAAAAAAGGGATAGTCTGGTTTCGGAATTTAATAAAGAGGCTGAGGGAGTGGTATTGATTTTAAAAGATTTCTCTAAGAAACAGCAGTATAAGAAGTGGCTGGAGAGTATAGAGAGGCAAAAAATCAAAGATTATATCGCCAAAGTTAATAATGAATTAACTAAGAGAAACCAGATGGTTCGCTATACTGAACCTGTGGTAGAGAGTTTTCAAACTGAGTATCCCAAGGTGGTCTTGGGAACAGGCGAAATACTTGAGAGGGATAGCTTATGTATCAAACATAAATTTCTCTCCACCAAGTGTAAAGAATGGGCATATTTCTATGCGATTAAAGGACAACAACACAAACAACAATAATTATGGTAAGAGCAGTTTATGTATGCTTGGTATTTGTAGCTCTAATCAGCTGCGGCTCAAGGGTAAAAAATCTGGAAAAGGTAAAAGAAAATACTTTGTCTGAGGAGAAAGTAAAAGTTGATAGTGTAGCTAAAAGCACGGAAACGGCTATTTTGGAGACTAAAACTCAATCGGATACCCAATATACCTTAGAGAGTAAATCAGAGGAATTTACCTATACATTTGAGCCTACTGAGGCTTATGAGGAGGCTACCAATGTAGTCATTAAGAACTATTTAGGTCAATTAACCGAGATTACACTACCAAAAGGAGTTAAGACTATCATAACTAACAGGAGTAAGGATGTTAAGTCTGCTGGTTCTACGAAAGAAGACACAAAGCAGACCGAGAATAAGACTACTGAAGCTAAATCAGAGGTTAAAAAAGATATTAAGACAAAAGATAAGACCTCAACAGATAATAAAACTAACAATGTTGAGAGGCACTACGACCCTGTTTTGACTATAGTAGCTCTTCTTATCTTATTTTTAATACTAATCTACATCACAAGAACACTTTATAAAAGATTTTTTAAACAATATGGCGGATAATCAGAAAAGATTTTGGAATTGGCAAGACGAGGATAGCACAAGTGACCTAAATAATTGGTTACAAGGTATTCTTGAAGCTGGTCTGTATAGAGGTTTTGACCCTACAGGCATGCAAGGTATGACTTTAACTTTATCACACCAGACAACAGGTGCGATAAGAACTAAGGGCGATAAGACTTTACAGGAGAAGTTTGGAGTTGTAATGACTAAACAAGGTGTGGTTATCAATCAATTAGACCCTGTATCTTTTGAAATAGAGCCAACTACCAACGATAAAAGGGTAGATATAGTGGTTTTAGAGCATGAATACAAAGAGCTGATTGGAGGTATTGTGGCTACTTACAAGGTCTTGAAAGGAGCAGGAAACTCAACACCACCTCAGCTCACAAGCCCAAGCACACAGGTAATTTTAGGTTATTTAACTTTACCACCGAATTGCACGGATTTAGCTAATGCTACTTATGTTAGGGCTACTATGCCTACATTAGGTAATAATAAGGACTTTGTTGAGAAAGATGGAGGGTTTATTATCTCTAATCTGGATGCAAAGAATAACCAGATTATCAATTTAGGAGAACCTACTCAAAACTCAAGTGCAGCTACTAAGTTGTATGTGGATACAGCTATCAGCAAGTCTATTGTGAATGCCACTGAAACTCAGAGAGGTATTGCAAGATTAGCTACTAAGCAAGAGACTGAGCAAGGAGTAAATGATACTACAATCGTTACCCCATTGAAAGCTAAGTACTTATTAGATACCAATACAGCTAACCAGCAGGAGGTAATTGATGGTAATAGTAATAAATTAGTTACTGCTAAGACTTTACAGAATAAAGTAGCCACTGAAACTCAGAAAGGTATTTCTAAAATAGCTACGGAACGAGAGGTAATTGATGGAACTGATGACAGCTCAATCGTTACTCCATTTAAACTTCATAAGGTTTTAGGCTATACTCAAAAAATAATTGAGATTGGAAAGTGGGATTTAAATAGCTCTGATGAGATTGAAATAGCTCATACTCATGAGTGGTGGAATAAGGTAGTGGCTATTGATTTGTGCTTAGTTGATAATACTCTTGTTAGGTATCATTTAGGAGCTACAGCTAAATTAACTAATGATAAACTTCATATCAAGGTAAACAAAGCTGCTGCACCGCATATCAATTTTGCTTCATTCGGAGGCACTTCATTAAATAGAGGTTATGCTGTATTTACCATCAAGAATGATATTGTTCAGCCTAACAGCACGATAAGTGTAAATGCAGGAGCTGACCAAATCCATGAGAAGATGTTTTTAGGTCTTGGAAAACCTACGATTAGGAAAGCCAAGTATTACAGAAACATGACCCACCCTCAGATATTCTTATTGTCATTAGAATATACTTTGGGTCAAGGCTTAGATATGGGTTCAGTAAGGCTGCAATATAAATTAGAGGGAGAGTCTGCGGATTGGTATTCAGATGGAAGCACATATCCAAGTGGGCTTATTCTTGACCTATCCAGAGAGATTGGAGGTAGTTTAAGTGACCTTTCAGTGAGATTACAAGTTCAAGTAGATTCTGAGTATGTTTATTCTGATGCTGTTACTTTTGAGACTAAAGTAGTAGAAGCTGATAGAATTGTTGAGAAAGAGCTTAATACAGAAGACAATACCCAAATTACCAAAGATAAGTATGAAGTAAATGGATTTGTGCAGGTAATAGGCTCAAATGTAGCTTCAAGAAATTGGGAGTTAGTAACAGGAGATGGAACTGTTGAAAATCATGGAGATAAAGCCTATTTTACACCAAATACATTTGGAGAGCATACATTGAGATTTACAGCTACAAATGAGCAGGGTCTGAGTGCTACTGATGATATGGTTATTAACATCAAGCAGAAGCTCAATAAAAAGCCTGTTGCTAAGCTATTATTCACAGCTACAAATAGTGCTAATGATTGGACTTCTGAAATACCTTTGCTGCCAAATGGTTCAAGACCTATTGGAGTAAAAGCAGATACCTCAACAGATGAAGATGGATACATTATCGCTTATGAGTATCAAGTTAAGTTTCCAAACGGAGAATGGTCTTATTATTTACCATCTTCTTGGTTAGTAGCAAGGGCAAGATTTGGTCTTGGTGGAGACTTCTGGGGTGGTAGAAGATTTATAAACCCTTATCTATTGTTTGCAAATGCAATGATTGATAATAGCTTTATAAATGTTGAAACCAGCCATATTGAAAATGGTTTAATTCAATTCAGATGTAGAGTTATGGACAACTATGGAGTTTGGTCTGAATGGTCTAATGAATTGAGACTGAACCTACTACAAACAGCCTTGAAGAAGTTAGATACTTTCAGCTTGAATGTTCTATCTACAAGCCCATCAGCTTTCCAATCTCAATTAAGCATAATTCCGATTGATAAAGTGGCTAAGTTGGAGATGAAGATTAACTACACGAAAACAGGTAGAAACTCTAACAAGAAAGTTCCAGCCGATATTACTTTGATTGTAGGAAACAGCTACCGAGAATATATTGGAGGATTTGATGGAATTAAGACCATAGATTTAACTCAGCATAGAGCAAGTTTAATGAACATCAATATGAATTTACATTATGTTGCTATAAATCAAAGGTTCTTCGGAGAAGAGACTGTTAAAATAGTTTATAACTTTACCATCACAGCTTATGACAAGCAGGGTAGAGAAATAGGAAGTGTAACACAAGTATCATCATAACTAAATTTAATCATTATGAACATAACAAAACATCAGTTCCCAGAAGCTGAATACTTCAGAGAGGAACACCCTAAGAAAATTATTGTAATACATCATACTGCTTCTGGTAATGGTATTGATGGAGACATAAATTGGTGGAAACAAGACCCTCAAAGAGTAGGGACACCATTTATCATTGATAGAGAGGGTAATATCCATCAAATTTTTGATGAGAAATATTGGATACACCATTTGGGTATTCAACAGCAAACTTTAAAAATACATAACTCACAGGTGTCTAATAACAGGCTGAACCAGCTCTCAATAGCCATTGAATTAGATAGTTGGGGAGGTTTAGTCAAGAGAGGCGAAAAGTATTATTCTTACACAGGTGCAGAAGTGCCTAAGGAGAATGTTATTGAGTATCCAACACCTTATAGAGGTTTCAAGTATTTTGAGAAATATACACCAGCTCAGATAAAGGCTTTGAAAGAATTGCTGCAATATCTCATAGCTAAGTGGGGTATTCCTAAAGAGTATAACGCTAATATGTTTGAGTTTAACGCTCAAGCTGTTAGAGGCACTCATGGGATTTGGACACATTCAAGCTATAGACCAGACAAGAATGACTGCCATCCTCAGCCAGAGCTAATTGAGATGTTAAAAAGTTTGTAAATATTAAAAATAATGCTATATTTGCATTGTATTTATTTAACAGCCTAAACAATTATTGAAATTCTTTCTTAACATCTTGTAAGATTGATAAAAGTCTCATTACATTTGTAGTGAGACTTTTTATTATGTTTAATCAGCCCAACTATAATATGCATATATGCTATTATAGTTGAGGTTTTTAACTTTAAAAATATAGATTGTTATGATACCGAATGAAATTGAGATTGTAGGGCAAGGAGTTACAAGACATGTTTGGGTAGATGGAGAGTTATTGGAGGGAACTGACTTTAATTGGGGCTATACAGGTAGCCAACCTTTAAACCTTTCCAAAGCTGTTCTATCTAAATTCTTTAACTCAGAAGAAGTCCAGAAGTATGCAATACCTTTCCAAAACCTCATCATCAGATTTTTACCCTCTAAACTGAGAGTGAAAGTAAAGCTCAAAAAATGGATAGAAGCCTATGATGGAAGACTGACTAAAACTCATGCTTTTGACTTTATCCAAGTGGGGATAACCCATAACTTATTTATTTCTAAATTCTTAGATTTTCCATCACTACCATACAAAGAAGCTACATTTAGTAAAGGAACTATTGAGTATGATTTACTAAAAGAGCTGAGAGAAGAACACCCACCTCATTGGGATATTTACGCTAAATGGCTTAAAACATCTACTTTATCCTTAGAGGGTATAGGAGATAATGCACAAGAAGTATGGGCTTATATACTCTACGATGACAGAAACGATGTTTTTAGCTACAAAAAAGGTTTTGGTAGCCTTTCATACGCAGGAACTAAAAAGATTTAAAATATGGATGATTTAAAGCCTTATTTTGACATTATGAATATACTTCAGCAACCCACTGAAAATAATTTATCACTTCATGATGCAAAACTCAAAACTGAAAATGGAGAAATTGATGTAAAAGTTTTAGCCATTTTGGATACCTCAGATTTCAAATTTTCACCCTTGATTATCTTCACAAATGAGAAAATCTTTGAAAATTTAACTTTCAAAACTGAGTTATAGTCCTCATGGTATGAGTACTATCCGTTATAGTCCTCATGGTATGAGTACTATCCGTTATAGTCCTCATGGTATGAGTACTTTGAAAACTGAAAAAGCTCTTCTATCATACTGAAAAAGACCCTAAACCATTGTTTTTCAATATGTTAAGAACTTTACAGACTTTACAGACCTTTCAGAACCAAACTGAACGAAATCTCTCATTTTTCTTCAAAATTCTATTGATTTTTTTCCCCTAATATTATTCCCCCCCTTAAGGGGGTAATATTAGGGAAAAAATCAAAATATTCTTTTTTCCCTTTTTAAAGACTTTAATACTTGCAAAATTGAAATTGATTTCAACAGGGACAAGGTAAAAGACTGCAATAGGAAAAATTGCGAAAGGAGCAAAAGATAGACCGAGAGAAAATAGAGCGAAAGCTGATAAGATTGTAACCGAAACACAGAAAGGCACTTTTTAGACAGGATAAATGTAAGGCATAGGGAAATAGTCCAGAAACTAATTTGAATTGAAATTTGATAGGTTTCTGTTAGCGAGAGAGGGTAGTATGAGTGTCTGGTCGGTCTCTATTTTTCATTTGGGATATATTTTTCCGAAAATCGGAAGTTTCTGCCAATAATCGGAAAGGATTTTCTAACAATCGGAAAAATCATCCGAAAATCGGAAAAGTAAATTTTTATGGAAAAAGTTTGTTAAAAATTTGGTAGACCAGAAAATTTTTGTATCTTTGTGCCGTTGAAAGATGTAGGACAGCATTTTTCAATGTTCCAAAATTTCATTTTTTTTTTTAAATAATTAAATCAGAGGGGGTGGGGCTTATTGGTAGCTCCAATAAGTTGATTTTAACCCTGTAATCAACCCACTCTCTTTTTATTTTTGCAAGATTGACAGGGATTAGAATACAGGGATTATGAGAGCAGAATTTCAAGAGGAGTTACTGAGGTGGCTTTGCCAAACAAAAGAGGCTAAAAAATATATTGAGGTGTTAGAACCAGAAGCGTTTGATTTAATTAACAATCAGATTGTTTTTGGGCTGTTGCAGGGGTTTGTTAAGAAGTATAACGGCTTACCCTCATTGGCAAACTTACTTCAATTTTACGATACAGAATTACAAAAGAAATCTGAAAAGTTTGACGCAGATACAATTAAGCTGATTGAGGACACTATCAAGAATGCTTATGTGCCTGTTAAGACTAATACTCAACAGATTAGAGAGGCGGTATTGACTGAATACCAAAAGAAACTCACGCAAAGTTTATTTTTGGATTATTCATCCAAGATTAAAGATGCTACGCCAGAAACAATCAACGAACTTTATACGAAATTTAGAAAGATAAAAAGTGTTGGGGATACTGACTTAGAGGAGGTAGACAACAAAGGGACTTTCTTATTAGCAGACCATAAGCCATCAGACTATGAGTTGGTGCAGGGTATACCTACATACCTCAAAGGTTTGAATAGAATGACATCAGTGGGAGGATTTTTTAGCCCACAGCTGATTATCTTTATGGGTGCTCCTAAGTCTTTCAAAACAGGAACTTTATTGAACATAGCTAAGGGCTATGTTCAAGATGGTTATAATGTTTACTATGCAGACTGCGAGAATGGAGAAAGGAGGATTAAGGATAGAATGAAACAATCCATGTTGGGGGCTACCTATTCAGAGTTAGTCAGTGGAGAAGAGGAGGATATTCTTAAAAACATGGTTAATAAGTATAAACTCAGAGGAGGAGACTTTTTAGCAGACTTTTACCCAGCTCATACAAAAAATATCAACGACATTGATGAAAGGTTACAAGAGCTTAGGGACACTGTAGGGTGGACACCTAAGGTTATTTGTTTTGACTATTTAGACTTATTTCAGCCAATAGATTACCGAATTAAAGAAAAGAGGCTTCAGATACAGGCTGTTTACTTTGATGCCATAAGATTACTTAAAAAGTGGGGATGTATTGGGATAAGCCTTTCGCAGGTTTCCAGAGATGCTGTAAATAAGCTAATCATAAAGGCTTCGGATTTTGCAGAAGACTTTGGGAAAGCTGCCAATGCTCATGCTGCTTTCGCTTTGTGTGGGACTGAGGAGGAAAGAGAAGCTGGATTTTTAAGAATAACACCAGTGGTTCAGAGGGATGGTGTAGCTCAACATTCTGGAGCTGCCGCCTATATGAAAGTTGATGAGGGTAGAATGACTTTAGATGAGACTACTTACGATGAGTGGTATGATAAGATTGGGCATAAATACGCTAACTCAGATGTAGATGATACAGGAAAGATAAAGAGTAAAGGAGATAGGAGAAAGATGAGGGCTTCTGAGCGTAGAAAGATAGAAGATAAAGACTTACAAGATGAATAACGGAGACACTAAATACTTTTTGGACTTTTTCAGGTCAAAAGGTTACGAGGATGAAGACACCAGAGCGTTTTTAAAATTATTCACTCAGTGTTTTCAGATTAAATTGTTAGAGCAGGGTTCAGTTACTTTGCATAATATTGGAAAATTCGGAGCGGAGGTAATACCAGCTCATGTATCCACTAAGTTTGGGGGTAAATATTTTCCAGAAAACATTAGGATTAGATATACACCAAGCCGTAAGGGTATACTGAAAGTTTGGAAGAACAAATATAGTTCAGAGGCTAAACAGCAACAGGCGTTGGATAAGTTAAAGGAGAATTTATTAAAGTAGGCTATGATAAACAGGGGTAAAGCATTTACATACTTTTCAAATAATTTTTCCATCACAGCAGACACACGAGGATGGTATATTTTCAAGTGTCCATTCTGTTCAGATTTGAGAGAAAGAAAGAAAGCTGCGGTTAATTTTCAATACAACTGCGTTAAGTGTTGGGTATGTGGTCATAAGTCAAGTATAATTGACTTTGTGATGGAATATGAGGATGTAAGGTATTTTGAAGCCAAGCAGATAATCAATAATTGTTCAGATACTTCTGTTGATTTGTCTTTATCGGATAAGGCAACAAAGGTAATTCAGAAGTCAGATGTTCATTTACCTTACGGATATACATCTATTTCAGAGGGTAGTGGTATGATGGGAGAAAGAGCCAGAAAATACTTATTAGGTAGAGGCTTTGACTTGGAGGAGATGGATAGATTAGGTATAGGATATTGCAGAAAGAGGGCGGATGATAAGAATAAAGATTTCTTCGGATACATTATCATACCATTCAAGAGAAGAGGTAAATTGATATACTACATTGGCAGGGATTACATAGGTAACTTTTTGAGATACAAAAATCCACCTACTGATGAGTTTAATGTAGGTAAATCGGAATTGGTATTTAATGAAGATGCTCTTGACATTTATGATGAGTGTCAGATATTAGAGGGATGGGCTGATGCGGTAACGATAGGTAGAACAGCCACTGCTACACAAGGTTGGAATTTATCCGAGATGCAGAAAAAGATTTACATTGATAGCACTTGTAGTAGTTTAGTATTTATTCCAGATGCAGGTAGTGATAATACAGGAGAGCTATTTTATCATAAGGCACTTAAGATTGCTAATGAATTTTTACCTTACAAGGAGCGGATTTATGTATTAAATCTTAACGGAGTGGGCGGAGGTAAAGATGTTAATGAGATGGGTAAAGAAACCATAGAGAAACTTCGCAGGGAGGCTGAGCCTTTAACCACTGAGAAGATAGTTCAAATTCTTATGAGTTAGTTATGGATAGAGAAGAGCATTTACACATAAAGAAGAGTAAATTAGTAGAGGTTCTTTCAGAGATACCCTACAACAAGAAGATGACACCATTGCAATTGGTGGAGGAGATACTGACCAGAGCTAAGGATAAGGGTGTTAAAGACTTCTACAAGAGGTTTATCAATGTAAAGGCAAAGACTAAGACTAAATTGATTAGGACTATGGAGGCTGAAACACCAAATGCCACTGTTGAAGAGTTTAACAGGTGCTTAATGAATTTTAGGATGGCGGTTAAGAGTAAATACTCATCAGCACCTATCCGATTGATACAAAAAGATAGTCCAGATTATATCATGTTGAAAGAGGTGGCTAAGATGGCTCAAAACTTTGTGGAGGAGTTTGACATAGACAATAAGCAGGAGGGCTACACAGAATTTTTGCAGATAGGATACAATCTAATGGGTAAGAAGTTCTTTTTGAACAAGTATAAAACCTACCAGAAGAGGATATTTGAGATTTTTAGATTTAAGGTTGATGTTCTAACCGATGATAAGCCAGAAGCTACCAAGCAGTTATACGCATATTGGCAAAAGTATATGATAGAGTATGCAGGATTAGAAGAGCTAACTGACATTGAGAGGGATTTTTCCAAATATGCTCACTTAGTCTACGCCAGAAATCATGCAGATGAGGTTGGAGCTGATTATGAAGATTGGGTAGTAGCTCAATTTGAGGGGCTTTCATTTATGAATGTAGTTCCAGAGATTTACCAATTCTATGGAGAGGGGGCGGTAAATAGGTATGAGAGGTATCTAAAAGACACCGCAGGAGTAAGTCAAGGTGGAGATAATAGTATAGTTAATTTTCATAAAAAGTATAAAAATGAGTAAGAATATAGGAGTATTAGAGGCTTATAAAGTGAGAAGTTCTAAGGAGCTTAAAGACTATTTAGAAGATAGCTTTAAAAATATCAAAGCTGTTAATATTTACGAATATTATGGAGAGGAGAGACCTACAATGGTTATAGTTCTTAAATACAGCGTATGGTCATTTATTTTCTATAAATCCGCATGGCAATATCAGAAAGACATGAGAAATACCATATCCAGAATATTGCCAGAAGAGTTTGATTTTGAGTTAATAATTAGTGTTATATAGTATGAAGCTCGTAGTTGGAAATGTTGAGACTAAGGTCATAACAGGGGGTAAGGATAATCTTTTACCCTTTAATATCATAGATGAGTTGAGAAAATACCTTAGGGTAAAGGTAGATGGATACCATTATGCCATGCAAAGTGGTAGAAGATGGGATGGGTGGAGATACTTTATCACACCAGCTGGAAAGTTTGCAACAGGATTTTTGCCAAAGGTTATAAACTACTTGGAGGAGCTTGGAGTAAAAGATATAGAGATAGAGGATGAAAGAGGAGAGCTACCAAAACTTAATCCAGAGATAGATAATTACATCGGTAATATTCATGGAGAAGATTGGGAGGCAAGAGACTACCAAGTTACTATGGTTTCAAGGCTCAATAATTATATAACTTATGGTGGTAATAAGAAGCTCTATTTTCCAAGAGGTATTTTAGATTGTGCTACCAATGCAGGTAAAAACTCAATGGCTGCACTTATCATGAATAACCTACCGAAAGATGAGAGTATAATCTTCATGGTATCCAGCACAATCATTTTCAAACAGGCTTTGGAGTTTTTCCAAGAGGTATTAGGAAAAGAGGAAATAGGACAAGTAGGAGGCGGTAAAGTTGAGTTTAGGAGGGTTACCATATGCATGGTAAAGACTTTACTCAACCGAGCTAAGGATAGTGCCAATGTAAGGAAAATACTCAAAGATACAAGGGTTTTGATTGTGGATGAGAGCGATGAAGCGGGAGCAAAGGAATACAGCAAGGTTTTGACTTACATTGGAGCAGGTATGAGGGTTTTTGTGTCTGGAACACCATTGGAAGCTAAAAAGGTCAATAATATGATTGCTGTGGGGTTATCTGGGTTAGTATTAGGAAAGGTAAGCAATAGAGAGCTAATTGATGCAGGACACTCACAAAATCCTATTGTAAATATTTTATTCTGCGACCCTAAGAATGCAGGGTTCATAACCTATGAGGAGGAGAAGCGAAAGAATTTACACCTTAATAGGGATAGGGCTGAGATGGTGGCTAAGCTCATTCAGAAGCACTCTGATAAGAATATTGTGGTATCCTACATAGAAACAGCTCATGGATATTACATGGAGGAGGTAGCTAAAGAATTTAATCCAAATGTAGATATGGCGGTAATACATGGAGGTAGTGCCAATAGAGAAAGTGCATTAGAAGACTTTAAGAAAGGTAAGATTTCAGTATTGTTCACTTCTATGATATTGAAGAGAGGTGCAAACATACCAAATATTGAAGTTCTGATTATGGCTCAAGGCGGTAAGTCTACCATTACCATTAAGCAGTTAGTAGGTAGAGCTGTGAGACACGATGGTAAAAACTCAGATGTATTAGTTTATGATTTCTATGACCACAATTCAAAGCACCTATCTAAGCATAGCAGGGATAGGATAAGAGTATACGAGAAAGAGGGGTTTGACATTGTGAAGCATTATCATGAGATTAGAAAGTTGGCAAAGGATGATGCCACCACGAAAAAAATGATGGATAAATTTTGGTTATAACGAAAATTTTTGTATCTTTGTAGTATGAGAAAATCATCAAAAAAGGCGTTAGAGAATGTAGATTTTCTAACGCCTTTAAATAAAGAAAAATACAGGGAAATGGCAGATGTAGACTGCTTTGGTAAGATGTATGACATCACGACCAAAGAATGTAACCGATGCACTTTAAGAGATGTTTGTTGTGTTATATTTCAAGATGTTGTTGATTTAAAGGCTAAGGAGATAGAAAAGAAAACAGGGAGTAAGTTTTTAGATACCTCAAATATGGAGGCTCTAACGGATAAGGCACTATTTAAATTCATAAAGTCTGGCGAGACTACGACTAAGGATTTGATAGAATTTTGTAAGGAAACCGCTAATACTGATGATAAAGTGGCAGTGGTTAATTTTTTAAAGAGGTGGATTAAGGATACACCAAATGTTTATACCAAAGATGGTTTAGTATGGATAAAGTAAAATTGTGCATAGTATCAGAATATGATGATTTTAATTCGGATAGGTCATCAGCTCTAAGGAATGTTATTGAGAATGGGATGGGTCTGAACTATGATAGTGTTTACAAGATTTCATCTGAGATGGGTTTTGAAGCCACTATTAAGGCTATTGGAGAGATACAGCCAGAAGCTATTGTAACCTTAGGGGAAAGCCCTTTTACCACCTTAACAGGATTGAAAGATAGAGTATCATCAGTCAGAGGTAAGAAGTTTCAATTGAGAGGGTCATATAAAGGTTCATGTAAAGATGTTCCAATCTATCCTACATTTGCTTCTGGATACATTTTAAGAGTTCCGACTAAATTAGATGATTTCGCTTTGGATATTTACAAAGCCTATCAGCATTCAGTAGGAGTGGATGAGACTAAGGAGATGACACCTCACAAGATAGTAGAAAACTTTGAAGACCTAAAAACATTAGTTGGGTACATCAAAGAAACAGGTATTTGTGCATTTGACTTTGAGACTAAATCCATAGTTAAAGGTGTAGGTGTTCATGAGAAAGGGTTTTATGCTACCATGCTATCAATATCTTTTCAAGCAGGAGGTTCATATATAATTCCACTTGAGCATTTTCAAAGCCCTTTCAATAAGAAAGAGGTAGATGCCATAATGGGTTATTTAGGTGTTCATATTTTTTCCAATCCAGATATAAGAAAGGTAGCCCATAATTTAGACTTTGATGCTCATGTATTGGCTAATTACGGAGTATTTCTTAAAGGTAGGATAGATGATACCATGTTAATGACCCACCTCATCAATGAGACTGAGAGTAAAGGTTTGAAAGAGACTACCACCAGATACTACCCAAAGTATGCAGGATATGAAGATGAGATACATGCTTTGGTTAAAGAGTATAAGACTTGGGAGAATGTTCCGTTGAAACCATTAGCTGCATATGCTGCCACAGATACTGATGTTTCATTGAGATTGCTAACTACTTTGGAAAGTGAGCTTCAGAAAGATGAGCCATCATATATCATTTACAGAAACTTAACCATGTATGCATTTAGAGCTATATGGAGTGCGGAGCATAGAGGGATGGATATTGACTATGATAGTCTATCGGAGGGTATTCAGTATACCGATGACCTCATCAAAGGTAAGGAGCAGGAGTTGAGGGAGCATAAGATAGTTAAGCGATATGAGCTTATGAAGTCTGAGCAAGAAACTAAGAAGAAGATAGAGGAGCTTAGAGATAAGATTGATGCATATAGGGAAAAGCGTTCCACACCGACTGATAAAGAAAAACTAAAACAGCATAAGATAGACCTATTACAGGAGGAGTATGATAAGAGCAAGGATATTAAAGTCTTTACGAAACTTGAGAAAGAGAAAGCTGCATTACAGAAGCTAATAGATGCGAGGAATACACCAACAAGAACTGAGCAAAATTACATAGACCAGATAGGTGACCTAAAAAGTGGTAGGGTAAGTATTTATGAGGGCATTAGTTTTTCAAGTCCTAAGCAGTTGGAGGATTTATTATATAATTCAGATTATGGTTTTAAATTCAAAGGTGTTAAAGGCACAGGTAAGGATGTATTGGAAAGTTTGAATGATAAGAGTGGGTTTGTAGAGGCTTTACTCATTTACCGCTCATTGCAGAAGACACAATCAACATATCTTAAAGGGATAATGGATAGGCTTGATGACAATAATAGGATACATACTTCACTTCTATTGTCTGGAACAAGGTCTGGAAGACTATCATCTCAGAACCCTAATTTGCAAAACCTACCAAGAGGAGCGAAATTAGATGATGAGGGCTTAAAAGAGGCTGTAGCGTGGGTAAAGAAAGTCTTTAAAGCACCAGATGGACACACTTTAGTTCAAGTGGACTATTCTCAAGCTGAGCTTAGAATTATTGGAGCTTTCGCAGGAGATGAGAACATGATTAAAGTCTATAAAGATGATGGAGATATACACTCATCAACAGGAGCAGGGTTAATTGGAGTTCCGATTGAAGAGTTTGATAAGAATAATCCAAAGCATAAAGAAGCGAGGAGTGATGCTAAAGCTGTAAACTTTGGGTTTATCTATGGTATGAGTGCGGAGGGTTTTGTTGGTTATGCATGGAGCAACTACCGAAAAGAATATTCACTACCAGAAGCTGAGAAGTATAGAAATAACTTCTTTAAAACTTATCCAAAGCTGTTGAAGTATCATGATATTTATGTTCAGAAAGCTGAGAAGTTTGGTTGGGTTAGAACGCTGTATGGTAGGAGGAGAAGAACACCAGACATCAATTCAGATGATTTATTTAAGAAAGGTAACGATGAGAGGGTAGCTATAAATAGTCCAATTCAAGGTTCAGCAGGAGAATTTACAATATTCGCCATAGCCTTACTTAAAGATAGGTTAGACCCAAGAGTAATATTTGTGAACACTGTTCACGATAGTATTATTTTCTATGTTCCAGATGATATACTACATGAGGCGATAGCTGATATTAAGTATACATGTGAGAACCTACCTAACGCTCAATACTTCGGAAAGGATTTACCACACGGAATGAAGATGAAAGTTGATGTAGAGGTATCCAAAGCTAATTGGAAGAGCGTTGAGGAGTATGTTAAGCTAGAAGAGTAAAAAACTTTAATAAAATTTTGGTATATCCAAAAATTTTTGTATCTTTGGAGCATAAATCACAGGCAACAAGTTTGCATTAGATTAAGATATTATATAACATTAAATTTTTAGATTATGGGGTTAGACCTTAAGAAGATGAGAGAGCAACAAGCTCACATCCAGAGTGCCGCAGGAGGCGGAGATGACAAGTTATTTCTGTATGCTGAAAAGCTAAAGCCAGAAGAGTTCGTTAAACCAATGCCAGATTTAATAGGCTCACTAAATGGTTCATACTATGTGGAGCAAGTGATATGGTGGATTAACGGAAAGATGTATTTATCAAACGCTACTTTTAATGAAGATTGTGTAATCCAAGAGGAGTATGATAAGGCTAAAAAGTTAGCGGAGAAAGATGAGGATATTGAGGAGCTACTTAACAAAAAGAATGATAAGAAAGCACCTTTAATCCAGAAACAAGTTCGTTTCTTAGTTCCTGTATTACACCTTGATTTAGAGTTTAACAGCAGAGATACAGAAGCTGTTGAAAAGGTATCAATTCAAGATGATAAGGTTAAGGTTTTAGTTATGAGGGTAAAACTTATGGATGAGTTCCATAGAGTTATTATATCTAAGACAGTGAACAAGAAAGGTGGATGGGGAGCTATGGATAAAGAAACAGGCTCAATCATTCAAATAGGAAAAGAGGGGTCTGGACTTAACACCAGATATTATGCTCAGTTCTTTGAGAAGATGGAAGATGATGATGTTTATGAAGTTCTTTCAGATGACAAATATTACAAAGAGGGGGCTATTCCAGATATTTGGAAATTGACTAAGGACATGAGAAAGTCTGATGAGTTCCTTAGAAGTGCAATCAGAAACTACTTATATGGAGAAGAGATGTTGGAGGATGATAGTAAGAAGTCTGATGATGAGGAGGATGAGAAACCAGCTAAGAAGTCTAAGAGGGTTTCAGAGGATGAGAGACCAGCTAAATCCAAATCTAAAAGAGTAGTTGAAGAAGATGAGGATGAAGAAGAGGAAAGACCAGCTAAAAAGGTTAAAAAGAGAGTGGTAGAAGAGGATGAAGATGAGGAGGATGATGAACCTGCTCCAGCTAAAAAACCTAAGCAAAGGTCTGTTGTAGATGATATTGAGAATGAGCTTAATGATTTAGATTAGTGAGTTCAAAAGATAAGATAGAGTTAGAGGTAATGGGTAGTCTTTCAGAGGATTGCAAATCTATAGAGATTACTCATTACCAATCTCTACAAAGGGTTATCAGAAAATTGGTAGGAGAGCCTTTGGTAGTAAAATTCAAAAAATTCTATCCAAAGCGTTCAGATAGGCAGAATAGATACCTACATGGCGTAGTAATACCCTGTATAGCTGCATGGTATAGAGAAACTACAGGTAATAAGATTGATAGAGAAGATGTAAAGGATTGGGTATATAGAGAGCTTTTAGGAGCTACAGCCAAACCTTACATTATAGGAGGGGTAGAGTATTTCAGATACCAATATAAGAGGTTCAGCCAGATGACTACCATAGAGTTTGGGGAAGCTGTTGAGCTTATAAGGGACAAGATGGCGGAGTATGATTGCCATATACCAGAGCCAACAAGGAATAATTTTATAGAAGATTTCACAGATGAGTAAGGTTATAATATTTTCAGATTTACACATACATGATTATCAAAATTTCAATAAAGATGGTCAAAGGCTTACGAATTGTTTAAGAGTATTGGAGGATTTATTTGAATTTGCAAATAAATACGGAATAAATACTATTTTGTTCGGAGGAGACCTTTTTGATACACCTAAGGTTCTATTAACCTCAGTTATGAATGAGAGTGTAAAGACTTTTATTAAGCTATTTGAGACTTATCCAGATATTAAGTTTTATGCTATAACAGGTAATCATGACCAGAATAGAAAGAATTTGATAGATAGACCAGCAGATGCCTCAAATCAATATTTGGCATCCATTTTTCCAGATAACTTTATTCTATTTGATAATAAGTCTATTTCATTGGGAGATGGTATTTATATATCTGGAATACCCTATTATGAACATCCAGAACATTACAGCCAATGTTTAGATGCTACTATTGAAAGGCTTAACACCAGAGATAGGAAGTTAGGTGGAGAATACAAAGACTATCTATTCATACACCAGACACCTCACGGATTGGGTAATGAGATGATACCTACGGATACTAATCCAAAGGATGAGAGATATAAGAGGTTTGAGCATGTATTTTGTGGGCATATCCATGCCAGACAAGACCTTACAGACCATTTTACTATCATCGGTAGCCCAATACACCGAGATATGGGAGATGTAGGCGAAAACAAGGGCTTTATTGTTATGAATTTGGCTAAGCCAGAAAATGGGTATAAGTTTTTTGAGCTAAAAGACTATCCGAAGTTTCAACAGCGATTTGATGATGAGGAGGAGTTTGAGAATGAAGAGGATAACTTTGTTATAGTGAGGCCAAAAGTATTGCATGTAACCACTAACTCAGATGCACCAGAAGTTGAGAAGTTCAATACATCTTTGGAGAATGCAGAGCTGCTTAGAAATTATTGGGAGGCTGTAGATGGAAAAAATGAAGAATTGTTAGAAATAGGATTATCATTTATTAGTTAGGCTATGATAGATATTAAATACAAAAGAATACATATTGAGGGGTTTAGGTCTATAATCAGACCACTTACTTTTGAGTTAGATAGGGTAGGTCTTAATATGATTAAAGGCACAAATGGGGTAGGTAAATCTACCATTTTTAACGCTTTACTATGGTGCGAATATGGAGTGAATTTGAAAAAATCCATAGAGCCGTGGGAGGAGCTAAGAGATAAAACTTATCAAGGTGTTAGGGTAATGGTTGAGAGAACCATAGGAGATAAAGACTATCTTATATGCAGACACCTAAATTACAAGGGTAATACACTCGGATTGAAAGGAGAAAGCAAATTGCTTATTTACATTAAATCCGTAGATGAGCCAGAATTTGAAGATAAGCATTTGATAGATGCTAAATACAAAGAAGACCAACAGCAGGAGATTATTAACCAACTCGGATTAGATGATAAAACATTTTTACAATCAATCTTATTTGGTCAGAAGATGGCAGGTTTGGTTGAAAGCTCAGCGAAAGACACCAGAAGTTTGTTAGATAACTTATTTGATGTTACTTTTGTGGCTCAAGCACATGAGAAAGCTAAAAAGAGAAGAGATGAGCTGCAATTGGATGTAGCTGCGAAGAGCAAGGATATTGAGCTTTACAAAAGAGAGATTGAGAGCAATGAGAAGACTTTGCAGGATTTAGAAGCTAATAGAGAGGCTTTTGACAAGGTTAAGGCTGATAAGATACAAACCATAGAGGCAAGGATAAAAAGAGTAGAAGAGGAGGCTAAGAGGAGTTTTGAGGAGCTGGAAGAGGCTAAGAAGTCTTTGGAAAGTATGGAAGAGCCTAATCCAGATGCAGAACAACTTTATAAGGAGCTGAGAGAGGAATTATCCGATAAGACTGATGATGTTTTGGATGCAGAAAGGAAAATCAAATCATGCTCTATGTCCATATCTAACTCAGAAAAGTTAATAAAAGACTTAGAGGAGGATATTAAAAATGTTGAGTTGAATTGCCCTACTTGTGGAGCTGAATTGGCAAAGGATAAGGTAAATGAGGTTATCTCTAATTTAAAGGCTAAAATCAAAGCTGGAGAGGAGGTATTAAAAACTCTATTGAAAAATAAAGAAGACCATACCGAATATCTTAAGAAAGTAGAGGCTGAGCTGGAAGAGGTAAATGTTAGGTATGAGGCTGCCAGAATTGCTTACGATAACTACCATGACAATTTATCTAAGTATAAATCTATCAAGGATACCATCAGATACACTGAAAAGAGGTTGGGAGAGTTAAAGGCAGATAGAGAACTTTACACTACAGAGCTAAATGAGGCTCAAAAAGAGGAGTTTAATAATGAAGCTGTAGAGAAAGTCCAAGAAAAGATAAAGAGCCTTAAAAAGAGCTTAAAAGGAGCTGAAACGCAGTTAGACAATTTTCAGAAATTAGAAGCTAATACCAATTGGTGGGTTAAGAAAGGCTTTGGAGCATCTGGATTAAAATCATTTGTATTCAATGCAATGCTTACCAGACTGAATGAGATAGCTCAGAAGTATGCGGAGAAGTTGGGATTTGGAGTAGAATTTACCATAGACATGACCAAAGAGAGTAAGCCATTTAAGATGTTAGTTTACAAAGGTTCAGAGGTTAAAGACTATGAAGACTTATCTGGAGGGCAACAGCAAAGGGTTATTGTATGTATTGCATTTGCTATGCATGAATTGATTACCAGCTCTAAGTCCAGAATAAACTTACTCATAATGGATGAGACTATTACATACATGGATAATGCAGGTATAGAGGCGTTTTTCAGTTTAATTTCAGATATTGCAGAAACTAAATCAGTATACCTAATTACTCACTTAGAGTTAATAAACCCTGTTAATACCAAGACTATTACATTGGCATTAAAGGATGGAAGCACAATAATAGAAGACTAAATTTAAATTATATGGAAGATAACAAAAAGGCTATGCCTACATTAGAGTTTTTAAAAGAGACCAAAGAAACTCAGATAGCTAATATCAATGTATTAGTTAATATTTGCGGGGGTATCGCAAGAGAAACAGGTTGGGATGAGAAGAAGCGTGAGATGGGGACTAAGTTATGCCTTGTTCATTCTGAGATTTCAGAAGCTATGGAGGGATACAGAAAGGATTTGCATGATGACCATTTACCTCACAGAAAGATGTTTGAGGTAGAGTTGGCAGATGCTGTGATTAGAATATTCCACATAGCAAGAGAACAGGGATTAGATTTAGGAGGAGCTATGGTAGAGAAGCTAATTTATAATACTCAAAGAGAAGACCACAAGTTGGAGAATAGAGAGAAAGAGGGTGGCAAGAAATTCTAACTAAATGGCTAAAAGGCGGTATAGAACAATAGAAACAGATATTTTTGGGATAGTGGTTCAAGATACCATCAATTCTAAAAAGAAAGGCGATAATAACGAGAGGGTAGCTGCTAAGTTTATGACTAAGTGGTGTGGGGAAAAGTTTACAAGAGTTCCTCAATCAGGTGGTTTGAGATGGAAACAGGCTTCAATCGTTTGTGGGGACATAGTATGCGAGAATGAGGAGTTTTATTTTCCATTCAGTGTTGAAACTAAGCACTATAAGAGTTTTTCTATACCGCCTTTTGACAATTCAGTATTAGGTAAGAGAACCAAGTTAGGCACTTTTTGGGAGCAGACTGAGAGGGATGCCGAAAGAGCTAACAGGATACCTATAACTTTAGCCAGATGTAACGGAATGGAGAGTGGAAGCTACATTGTTTTATTACCATTAAAACTGATTAGAGAATACTATCAACAGGAGAAGAGGGAGATTGATTTTGGATTTAATATAGGTAAGGTAGAGGGGTTGCAGGACTTTATCGCAATTCAGAGCAAAGATTTTTTGAAAATAAACTATGAAAATTTTGTTACCTACATAAAAAATCATTATTTTTGTAAGAGTTAAATGTTATGGATTTAGGACAAAGAGTGTTTAAAAATGAGTTTAAGGGTAAAGTGATTTCAGTTCATGAGTTCAGAAACTCATTTGAGGGTGGGGCTATAACATCAAATGCTGTATTATACGCAATGAGTAAGGATTTGATTGATTATATTAAGATTGATGATAAGATAAACCTCATCGTTTTAACGGATAAGACAAAGGCTTACACGCCAAATAAAAGCCCTAAGAGAGGGTAAAACTAACAATAGCCGAAAGGCTATTTTTCATTTACAAAGGTATGGATACAGATAAGGTTGAGATTTACTTTGATGGAGCTGCCAATAACCATATTCATAAAGCTACAGGTAAAGCACCAATGGGTGTAGGTGTTTATTGTCTGGTAAATGGTGTGGAGAGGTTTGCAAGAAGTTTTTACGCAGGATATGGAAACTCAATGGAGGCTGAGTGGTGTGCATTCATATTAGCTATGAAAGTGGCTGTTTTAGTGTCAGAAGAATTGAGATTGAAAAAGAGGGTTAATATTGTAGTTTATAATGATAACGAGATAGTGGTAAAGCAGTGGAATGGAGATTATGATGTTACCAAGTTCTCGGACTACTATAAGCGTGTTTTAGCCAACTATAAAAAACTAAGGGCAAATTGTAAGCTGACTTTAAAATGGATACCAAGAGAGCTGAATACGGAGGCGGATAGATTATCTAAGATAGCAAGAACGGATGCAGAAGAGGAATTGAGAGAAGTTTCTCAGAAAAGGCTGGAATTAGAGTAAAAACTTTCAATAAAATTTTGGTATATCCAAAAATTTTTGTATCTTTGTGACATAAAAGAGGAAAGAAATGGATAAAGCAATCTTACAGAAGTTACTTCAACATAAGCCTGTTGAAGAGATGGAGGAGCTTCAAAAGAAGTTCGTATCCTCAGATGTAGATTATTCTATGTTAAATGAGGAGCAGTTGAGAGTATTCAATGAGTTTATAGACTTAGTTGAAAATAATGAATTTAGTAGGTCTTGTATTAGAGGTTACGCAGGGACAGGTAAAACATTCTTGACTACCAAGATAATTGAGATGCTGCTTTCAAAGAAAAACATTAAGGTATGTTTGACAGCACCTACTAATAAGGCTGTTAAGGTATTGAGAGATAAATCTAATTTTGTAGATGTTAATCTTAAATTCTCTACTATACATAGCTTATTAGGACTTGAAGAGAAAATTATGCCTAATGGAGAGGTAAAGTTTGTAAATAGTGCTAAAAGGGATGTTGTAAGTTTAGGAGATTTTGACATTATTGTGGTGGATGAGGTATCCATGCTAAATAATGAGCTTTTGGTAGGTAGTAAGGATGTGATAGGATTATTAGAAGTAGCAGAAGATAATGCAGTTCATCTACTTTTTGTTGGAGACCCTAAACAAATACCACCTGTTAATTCAAAAGATACTTATGTATTCTCTGACCCAGATAAGTATGATATTAAGGTTTGGGAGTTGAATAATATAGTGAGACAATCCAAAGGTAGCCCTATTATAGATTTGACTTTGAAGATAAGAAAAAGAATGGGTCTTGCAGATGCTTTATTGGCTTCTGGTAGAAAGGATAATTTCAATCTGGATACTTCTGAGGGTGTAGCAGTGATAGCACCAGAAGATAAAGATGCTCTGATGGAGATACTTCATAGTCAATTTACCTCAGATAATTTTAAGGCTAATCCAGATTATGCAAAGGTTATTGCATTTACCAATAAGACTGTTGGGTTGTTTAATCAGAAGATACGCTCAATGATATATGGAGTTCCAGCTAATAAGTTGGATAAGATTTATGTTGGGGAAAAGCTATTTGCTAATTCGCCAATAGTTGAGGGTAGAGGTAGAGACCAGAAGTTAATTGTAACTACTAATTCAGAGTTTGAGGTAGAGAGCTATTCCATAGAAGAGGGTAATTTTGATGGAGCGGAGCTAACCTACTACCATGTAAACATATTTACCTCAGATGGAGATTATAAGAGTATCAAGGTTATCCATGAGAAGTCTGAGGAGGATTTAAAACTCATTTTGGACTACTGCTCATCAAATGCTAAAAAGGCTCTAAAAGGTAGTTTTGAGGCAATGAATTGGTGGGGTAAGTTTTATGAAGCCAAGAGGATGTTTGCGGATATAGGATATAACTATGCTATTACAGCTCATAAATCACAAGGTAGCACTTATGAAACTGCCTTTGTTGTTGAGAGTGATATTGACATTCAGAGAGATATTGAAAATCGTAATAGGATTAAGTATACGGCATTCACACGACCAAGTAAAAGATTAGTAATAATAATTTAAAATTCAAACAATATGTTTCCAAAGATTTCAAAAATTGTGGGCAAAGACCCTTTAAGACCAGCGTTAGAACATGCAATAATTCAGAATGGTAATTTAGTAGCCACTGATAGTTACATGTTAGTATGTATACCTGTATCTACTTTTATTAGAGAGGAGGTAGATGGAGATAGGATTTATACTGCAGAAGAGCAGATAGCTAATGTTGAGGGTAAGATGTTTTCAGTTCCACTGATTAAAAAGCTAACCTCATCTTCTGTAAGTAAGATTATCTACTTAGAGGATTATATTGCCATATTTAACAAGAAGAATGAGCAGGAGCTTATTAGATATACAGGTAAGCAGGTTACTGAGGAGGATAAAAAGGACACCAAAGTTTATAAGGATATGGAAAGCCCTAACTATTTCAAGTTCATCAATCCAATAGATGGTTCTGTTATGATGGTAAATGGGATGGCTAAGACTATACATTATCCAAGATGGGAGGGTGCAGTTCCTGCCTATAATCCAGATATGAGAAAGCTGGATTTTGCTAAATTGATAGAGAGGCTGCCAGAAGTTAAGAATACTATATGCTTAAAACCTCAGCAATTAAATGATATGGCAGTTGCATTAGGGCATGAGATGGTAGCATATATAACATCAGAGAGGGGTGTTAATTATGTTACAGGGGCTTCTGGAAAGAGCCTTGAAGATACTATCTTAAAAGGGTTTGGTGTTATAATGAAAGTAGATAATTCAGATATTAAATTTTTATAAACATGGAGGAAAATAAAAATATAGGGGAGCTTTTAAAGGCTGGTATAGTTAAGTTTTCTTATGCTAAGACCACAGGTGAGGAAAGGATAGCGTTCGGCACTCTAAAAGAGGATTTGATACCAGCTAACAAGTCTCAGCTGGAGAAGTATAGAAGTGTAATGAGTGATACTCAGATTTTATTGGAGAGGGTATATGATGTAATGGAGAAAGAGACTTTGCTAATATCCGAATATAGAGATGCTATTGGAGATATTATTGAGGGTATAAATGCAGCTCTCAATCTTAAAAAGGATGTTTCTGGCAGGTCAATGCATGATGGACTGCAATTATATTATGACTTTGAAGCACAAGGCTTCAGAAGTTTCAAAAAAGAACAATTACTCAAAGTTTTCTAATCATGATAAGGTAGAGGTTATGCAACTTCTACCTTATTTTTACAATAAGTCCAGATGCTATTGTAAAAATTTTGAAAAACTTTCAATTAAATTTTGGTATGTAATAAAATTTTTGTATCTTTGAGGTATAAAGAACCAATAAAAAATTTAGGTATGTTTAAAGTAGAAAAAGTTCCGTTATACGCAAAGTATGAGGGCTATGATTTCCCAGATGCTTACGGGATTTACAGAATGGACACTAAAGCCTGTTTAGGTGTAGTAGGGGGTCAGTATATCCCTGTTCAGAATGAAGAGTTACATGGCATAATCAGAGAAGCTGCGGAGGTAGCAGGTCTGAGTTCTGATAATGTTTTGTTCAAGGAGCTTCAAGGAGGTAAAAAAGTAGCTTTCCAAGTTAAGCTACCAGATTGGGCGATAAATGGAGAGGATAAAGTTGTTAGATGGGCATCAGCTCTAAATTCACATGATGGTAGTAGTTCATTAGGGATAGGGTTAGTAGGATTTAGATTGGCATGTTCTAATACTTGGGTTACTGCCTATAAAGGATTAACCAAAGTCAGACACTCATGGTCAATTTCATCAAAAGTTAAAGAAATGGCTAATAGTCTAATTGAGGGTATAGAGAGGGATAAGCATGAGTATGAGGTAGCGATGAGATTATCCAATACTGCTTATAATGAGATTGACCATACTAAGTTCATTAAGGAGCTGATAGGATTTGATTTGAAAGATTTACAAATCAGAAAGATGAGAGCTAATGAGGAGGGTAATAAACTATATACTACGAAATCCGAAAATAAGTTTAACCTGCTTTCGGATAGTATAGATATAGAACTCGGTTCAACGGGTAATAATCTGTGGGGTCTATTCAATGGAGTTACCAGATTTACTAACCATGTAGAGGCTATCAGAAAGAAAGACCCAGATGCTTATTTGTATTTCGGCGGTGGTAAAGTATTAACAGATAGAGCTTTAGAAATATTATCATAATGGAGACGCCAAGTTCAAATATGATAGAGGACTTCTTAAGAGGCTTTGGGCAAGATACCCAAAGCCTTATGGAAGCCTACCCCAGAGGTAGAAAATTAAAAAAAAATAAGTAGCGATAAAGAAGAATGGACAAAAATTTAGATAAAAAGGTAGAGGAGGCTGCTAATAATGTAGACATAATATTGAACAAATCGGATGGAGAGGATAACAGGTTTGGGTTTATATTGATAGCAGTTCCTACGGAGGAGGATAACCCTCAAGGTATATGGATTTCAAATATGCCAAGACCAGAAGTTATTAGAGCTTTAGAGGAGGTAGCTAAAAAGAGTAAGCAGGAATTTATAAGTAGTCTTAAAAAATGGAATTAAAATGAGCAGACAATATCCGATTTGGAATGAAGTAACCTCATGCAAGTATAACTCAAATAAATCTTATGGAGTTGTAGATACAGGAGAGGTAAACATTAAGATAGGGAGTGGCTCTAAAAATAGTAGGGACTTCGTTAAAACTCTTATCACTAAGAGGAATGGTAAGTATAAGGGTAAGGATGTAGTTATATTCAGATACTCGGTTGATGGAGTATTAGTTAAGATTTGCATCTTTGAGAGAGGTAAAGATGATAAAGCTGGAGAGTTTATCAAGGAGTGGAGTAAGTTAAATAGAGTAAAAAGCCTTAGAATTGAGGATTTAGAGAGTTAAAAATTTTGGTATGTTAGAAAAAAAGAGTAAATTTGTAAAGAGAATAATAGTAGCAAAAAATGGATATTATAGCGACTTAGAGGATAGAGGTTATGTATGTGTAAGTGCGGAGGGTAAGGCTTATATGGGTAGAACTATTGGGGAAACTATAAACGGCATTCAGACTACATTTGGTATGTTTTTACATAAGGTAAGATTACAGGATAATGTAGCTGTGGTTAGTCTTTATAGAGCTATGCTGGATAAGATAGGTAAAGATAACCTATTGAAAACCTTAGACCAGCTTTGCGAGGATGCAGATACAGATACTATATGCTTCTTAGATGGTGGTCTTGATGATAGGTTCAACTACCGATACATTCTTGCAGATTATTTTTCTGATTGCTTACCTATATTCAGATTAGGTTCAAAAGGGGAGGAGATAGAGCTGGATGATGAATTTTGGAAAGCTCAAAAAGACCTTTGGAATATAGATGTATGTAAGAAGTATGGGCATGATAACCTAACTGATGAGTTTGTCTATGCAGAGCTGGAGAGAGGTAAATGGAGTTTTGCAAAGACTATGGCAAATAATCCACATTACTACTACCTAAGAAAGGATAGTGATGATTGGGAGTTATACAAATCACTCGTAAGGCATATTAGGTATTTTGGAGAGTTTGAGGTATTCGCAGGTGTGGTTTATAGAGTATGGAGATATAAGGGATTTGCCTATTGGACTATGCCTCAAGAAGAACAATACTATTTATCCGATGATGATTGCTACTTGATAAATAAAAAGGTCATTTCAAATGATAGCAGTAATACAAGGAGTTCCAAGCAGGAATAGAATTATACAAAGATTGAAGAAAAATCTAAGTGGGTATGTTGATGTGCATATCCACTTAGATTGTTTTATGAATGGGGGTGCTTTTTACCCTTTTATAGAGATGCTGGAGAAGTTTCCAAGAGGCCAATACAGATTACACATGCAGGATGACATAGAGTTGTGTGAGGACTTCGGAGAAGTTTTACCATATTTTGAGAATTTGGTAAAAGAGCAGGGGATTGACTTTTTGTCTTTATATGTTCCTAAGAGGGTGCATTTTAGAAATGAGCTTGAAATAAGGGGGGGCAATATTATTACAGAGTTCAATTCTGTATGGATACAATGCTGTATTATGTCTCCAAGACTTTTAGAGCTATTGTATCAAGAGAGTGGAGATTACATAAAACAATACAGAAATGGAAATCCACTAAAGATACCCTCAGCAGGAGATTATCCAAAGGATGATGACACATTTATTGTTAATGTAATGCAGAAGTATAAAATCAAAGGGTATTGTTACCTACCATCATTGTCTCAACATTTAGTAGGAGAGGGTTCGTTATTAGGACACGCTAATTCAGATATACGAACTTCAGATATGTATGATAGGAACTACCTAAGAAAATTGAAAAGTAATGGATTAAAATTTTGGTAAATAATGGATTAAAATTTTGGTAAATAATGGATAAAGATTTTGGACAATTACATAAAATTGGAGTGCATAGAGTTATGCACTCAGATTTGTTTATAGATGCCAACATAGAGAAATTGGTGGCAGGGGATAAGGTAGATATTTTTTATTGCGACCCGCCTTGGGGAACAGGTGCAATCAAGATGTTTCACACAATGAATAAGAAGATGACAGGTGTGGAAAGTGCTAACCGAGAGGTAGACAATAATGATTTTCTTATTAAGCTACTAACCTACGCTAAGAAATACACTAAAGGTTATGTTGTTATTGAGTATGGTAATAGGTGGGTAGATGCAGTAAAAGAGGCTGCTAAACACTGCGGATTACATTTTTGCGGTATGGCTGAAACACTATATGGAAGTAAACCTTATACAATGCAGGTATTAGTTTTCCATACTGAAAATTCGCATAAGGTAGATTTGAGAGAGGTGTATCATACTAAAGATGGATATACACCAGAATGTGTGATAAGGTCTTTATACAAAGAGCCAAATCAGATAGTGATGGATTTATGCTGTGGTCTTGGTAATACAGCCAGAGCATGTAAGAGACTAAAACTTAAATTTCTGGGCAATGAGCTTAATAGTAAGAGATTAGAGAAAACAATAAAAATATTAGAGAATGGCTAAGAAAAAATCAAAACAGGCTAAGCCAGATGTAAGTGTTACACGGATTACCAAAGACACCAATGTATTAGAAGAGGCTAAACTCAGATATGATTGGATATTTGATAATTTTGACCATGTAGGTGTAGCTGTGTCTGGTGGTAAGGATAGCACAGTGGTATTAGAGATGGCTATTGAGAAAGCAAGAGAACGAGGTAGACTACCTGTTGATGTTTTGTTCATAGACCAAGAGGGAGAATTGCAGCATACTATTGATTATTTTTATAGACTAAAAGAGCGTAAAGATGAGATAAGATTACACTGGTTTCAGATACCAATTAAAATCAATGTTAGCTCAAACTCTACTGAGAATTATCTATATTGCTGGGGTGGGGAGTTCAAAGATAAGTGGATTAGACCGAAAGAACCAGATAGCATTCATGAGAATATCTATGCACCTGCGGATACTTATTTTAACGACCTTTTTGATGCAATATGCGTAAAGCATTTTCCGTATGAGAAGTTTGCATTGATAGGTGGTATGAGAGCGGAGGAAGCACCTAAGAGGCTAAAGGGTCTTACTACAGGAGATGTATACAAAGGTGTAACTTGGGGTAAGCCATTCGCAGGAGCTAAAAACCATTATGTATTCTATCCATTATATGATTGGTCTTATATTGACATTTGGAAGTATATTGCAGAAACCAAATGTGATTACAATAAGATTTATGATTTGATGTATAACATAGGGCTGCCAACTACAGCAATGAGAGTGTCTTCATTATTTCATGAAAATAGTATAGGTTCATTCGGATACTTAGCAGAGCTGGAGAGGGATAATTGGAATAAGATAGTTAATAGGATATATGGAGCTAATACATTCAAGAATGCAAAAGCCATCTATGAGTGTCCTAAAGAATTACCTTATATGTTCCAATCATGGAGAGAGTATTCAGAATATCTGTTGGAGAATTTAGTTAATGATGATAAGAGAGAATTCTACCGAGAGGAGGTAGATAAGGCATGGAAGTGGTTTCAGAAATCCGTTAATAAATACAAAGACCAGAAAGGCTCAAAGGATAATCATTTTTGGCGGGTGGTAGTTTCTACTTATTTGAAAAATGATTTCTGCCTTACATTGTTAAGGAATTTCTTAATTTCGTTAAATTTAAAACCATAGATATGAGTGATAAGAAGTATTTGCTAAGTGATTTATTAAAACAGCAAATCCAGACTGAGTATGAAAAGTCTGAGGATAAGATGGGCTTTGTATGCTCATTGAGAGAATGGCTACATAAAGAAATATCGCCATTGAAACACCAGCCCATAGATGGAGTTAGGTGGGTTTACATTGATGAGGTAGTGGCTAATGACTACAATCCAAATTCAGTAGCAATCAAGGAAATGGCACTACTGCATAAATCAATACAACAAGATGGCTATACTCAGCCTGTTGTAGTAGTGTGGGATGAGAGTAAGGGTAAATATGTTATTGTAGATGGTTTCCATAGAACTACAATCATGAAAACTTACGAGGACATCCAGAAGACCACTAATAAAATGTTGCCTGTTGTAGTGATTGAGAAAGACATGAATGAGCGTATGGCTGCTACTGTCAGACACAATAGAGCAAGAGGTACACATAGTGTTGTATCAATGTCTGACATGGTATTCTCTATGCTACATAGAGGAATGGATGATGCTTCTATTGCTAATGAATTAGGTATGGAGGCTGAAGAAATAAAGAGACTGAAAACTATCACAGGATTTGCTAAGTTGTTTGAGGATAAGGAATACTCAAAGGCTTGGGAAACCAGACATCAAATTTATTTAAGAAAAAAGTATGAGCAAGAGCAAGAAACTGACACCTCAGCTAATTCCGATTAAGGATATTAAGCCATATGAGGGTAATGAAAGGAATATACCTCAAGAGGGGGTAGATGCGGTAAAGAAATCTATTAAGACATACGGATTTAATGTTCCAATCCTCGTTACAAAAGATTTGGAAATCATTGCAGGGCATACCAGATACAAGGCTTTAAAGGAGCTGAAAGTTGAGGAGGTATTATGTATTGTAGTAGATGAGGATGACCCTAAGCGAGTAGCTAAGATGAGGCTATTGGATAATGCCATATCAGAAGCGAGTAGCTGGGATGATAAGAAACTCAGAGTAGAGTTACAATACATTCATGATATTTCTGATGATGAGGATTGGGGTAATTTTGCAAGTATGTTTCCAGACACTTCAGAAATAGATAGAGCATTAGAGCAATCCGTAGGGAAAGCCTTGAAAGAGGTAACCCATAAAGATTTAGAGGCTGCTGAAAATAAGTTGAAAGATGCTTATAAGAAGTCTGAGAATAAGAATTATAGGGATGTAATTTGCCCTAATTGTAGGAGAAAGTTCAAAGCAAGGGTGTATGATAATTAAATAGGAGATGGCAAAGAATATTAAAAAGAGAGACATACAAATTGTTAGTATAGGCATGGTTAAGCCATATACTAATAATCCGAGAGAGAATACCAAGTCTATTAGACACTTGGAGAAAGCGATAAAGGAATACGGATTTACTACACCTATAACAACTGATGAAGATTATGTTATAGTTACAGGACACTCACGATATTTTGCTGCTAAAAATTTAGGACTAACTGAGATACCAATTATTGTATTGGATGACCTCAGCGAGGCTCAAATCAAGCAATACAGAATTGCAGATAATAAAGTGCAGGAACATACAAGTTTTAACTTTGATGGTCATGAAAACTTTATGCAGGAATTGACAAAAGATGATGAACTATTCGGAGATGTTTTTAGTGACTTTCGTATAGAGGATGAAGAGGAAGACCAAGAGGATGGAGATGATTGGGATTACGATACTGAAACTGATGATGAGGAGGAGTATGATGAAGATGAAGAGGAGGCTGATGAAGAGTATAAGGATTGTATTTGCCCATATTGTTTTCACGAGTTTGATTTAGATGAGGCGTTAGAGGATGAAGAAGATGCCTCAGATGAAGATACAGAGGAATAGAAACCTCATCAATGCATAACATTAAAAGTGTTATGCATTTTTTGTTTTTCCTAACTTGTAATATAGCAGGAAAAAGGGGAAAAATAAAAGTAAAAAACTTTAAATAAATTTTGGTATGTAAGAAAATTTTTGTATCTTTGAGGTATGAAAAAGACAGAAATAAAAACAAGCAACTACAAGGTAGTTAGAAGATTAGAGGATAGTGCATATGATGTATTGGTATACTCAATAGGTAAATGGGTAGCTGAGTCATACATAATATTACCAGAAAGGTTAAATGGTCATATTTATGAGGCTGTTAAGATTGAGGTAATGAGACATAACATTAACCACCCAGATAAGGAGGTAGTGTTAGAACCTAACAATGGAAGCACAATCAGAGTGGCTGATAAGTCATCTGGTATTGAGGTATTGAAAGTGGTATTTGATACTACATATTCAACTCAGATGGGATTTGAAAATTTATAAAATTAAGAGATATGTTTAGAGAAGCAGAAGTCAAATTGATAGGAGATAACCTCATCAGAATTGACAAAATTAAGTTAGAATTAGAAGAGAATGATGCAGTAGGTAATGGGTTATCTATAGCACTCTATAATGAAGAGGATGAATGCACATATAGTAATTTCGGTAGGTTTGTTATTAAAAGTGTGGATTACTTAAATAGGGTTGCTGAATGCTATGTAGATTTGAACAAGGAGGATTTAAGGTATTTTGAGGAGATGTTTAATAAGGGTAAGAGATTATCAGCAAAAGTATTATCAAGTTATTACCATAATAGTGGGCATAACTTGCTAACATGGTGTGCTATTGCCATAGACCCTGTTAATAGTTCCGCCTTCATAGAGCTGCCAATAGGAGATTTAATTAAATCGGTAAAGAGGTTACGCAGACATAATGAAATGTATTTAAGAAAGCGTTGGGAGGAGCGTATCCATGCAGTAGAAACCTTAAGAAATAATTTAGATAAGATATGAGACTATTAAAATTACTGGCTTTTGTAGTGTTTCTGTATAGCTGCAAAGCCAATGACCCTTACAAGAAGCTAAAGCGAGAGCTAAAAAGTAATCCAGAACACTTATTAGATAACGATAAAAGAATAGCAGATGAATATAGCATCAAATTACATAACAGACTTTCATAAAAAACAGCTGATTAAGGGGGCTAAGTATGAGGAGAAGCAAAGGAGGAAAGCTATTGAGAGCCTTACGATAGAAGAGCATAAGATTGTTAAATCTATTGTAGTTCAGTTCTTTTGCACCACTGCATTGCAGTTAGAGTTGATTGATAAGCTAAATGAGGTTTCTAATATCGCAATGAAATATCCTTTCATTACAGATTTCATGAAAGGGATTGAGATGCTAAATACCGATTTGTATAGAATTTCAATTAAGACTGAAAAGGATGACATTAACAGGCAGGAATTAGAAAAGATGATGAGTAACATCATAGGTAAGATGCCTACTCTAAGTTTAAAGCAATTGGAACTATTGGAAGAGTTTATCAATAACTTGAAACATAAAAGTTAAAAAACTTTAAAAAAATCTTCATAAAAATTTTGGTATATCCAAAAATTTTTGTATCTTTGGGGTATAGAAAAAGAAAGAAAGACATGAAAAACATTATTAAGACTTTTAAGTCATTACCACTCAGAGAGAAGTTAGAGTTAGCAGGTAACTTTTTGGTATTAGTATCTTTATTTGCCCTGCTGTATGTAGGTTTATGGTTAATTTATATAATTGAAAATTATTAGTTATGAGCCTTATTAAAGATAGATTTGAAGAATTAGAAAAAGGTAAAGGGGATTATGGACATGATGACCTTTACCTCCTCTCAGAGGATTTAGTGAGTGCTATACTACACATAGATAATCCATAGGTAATTAGAGTTGAGAGAACCTACAAAGGTAGAGGCAGATGGGTAAGCCAATGCTATACATTTGAGAGTGTCTTCGGAGAGAACCTAAATAAGGTATTACACCAAGCCATATCTGGTAAGGTTTCACATGATGAAGATGTAGTATTTAGTTTAGAGGAGTTCAGAGAGGAGATGCGAGATAGAATTTTTGAGTATTTGTATTTCAATTAAAATTTAGAAGAGATGAAATTTAAGTTAATTACAAAGTTTTTCTTTAGGATGGAACAGGCTGAAATGTATTTGGAAAACCTTTACGATGATTTCAGTTATGTAAAGCTAATAAAAGCACCATTCAATTTAGGTAAAGGAGACTACATTTTTAGAGTAGGTAACTACAAAGGCTAAACAAATAAAATCAAGATAAAAATGATAAATGATATAGGGGTTATCTATAACCCATATTTAAGAAAGTGTGAAGTTCAATTTAGAGGGGTAATAGGCAAACTCAGACACATATTTCAGAGTTCGGATGAGAAGTTCTATGTTATTCACCCACATAATCCAGATATTGGGATAGAGGTAGAGTTAGTTTACATAACTTATTGCTATCTGGTGGTTAGGTATAAGGATACTGAAAATCCAGAAAATAATTCAGAGGTGTTCTGGAATAGTAATGGAAGTGAAGCTGCCAATATTTTCATAGCTCATACAGATGCTGAGTTCAATCAATATTCAGAAATGCTAAGTGCTAAAACAGCTAAGAAATATGAGAACAAGAAATGAATATCTAAGGACTATAAACCTATTCATTGAGGAGCGTATAGGGGAGGTAGAGAAACTATTGATAGGCTCAGTTTTAGTTTGTAATGGTTATCACTACCGAGTTGAAGCTGCAACAGATAATAGGGTTTATTTGGTATGTATTGAGGACTATGTTTCAGATTTCATTACATTAACTTATAAAGATTTGGAGAGATTTGGATTTGAATTAACAGCACCAGAATACACTATTTGGGATTTACTTCAAGTATTATCAAAAGAAGTAATTATTGAGGTTAGAGGTAGTGATGAGATATTTGCAGATGGTGCAAGACTAATCCAGATAAACTACAGAAAATCTCAACTAAGTAATTTAAGCGATGATGATTTACAAGCTGTAGCAATGCTAATAGTAGCTATTAACAAGTTAAAACAATAAATAAAAATAAAAGACATGAACAAAAAGCAAAAACAAAAACAAAAAGAAGAGGAGGATTTAGCAAGAATGCGTGAGATTGCAGCTAATTCAAAAAGAGATTTTACCTTTGATGAGATTTCAGATTTCTTAAGTAGTGTTAGAGACATAGATGGAGATGATGGGGTATTATTAGGTATAGTAGGGTCTATGAAAGCCACAACCAAGATACATGTATGTGTTAATGGGGATAGGTATAAGTTAGCAATGGTAATCGCTTCAGCTATAGTAAGTGATGAACAGCTTGGAGATTTAATGCCTATGGTTATGAAGCTCTTAACAAGTCCAGAGTTCATAGAGGCAGTAAGTGATGCTAAAAAGAGATAATCATGAAAGCAGTTCTGAATTGTATAGAGGGTGTATTAGAGGTAACCGCCTTTAACACACCATTCAGATTTAAATTATCTAAAAGCGATTATGTAGATGATTATTGGGATACTATGGAGATGGGATGGAACAAGCAGAAGATAGATTTAAATTTGATATGGGAAGCTCATTTATATGCCCACCCACGATTGACATTGTATTGGGTCAATTATTTCAGTGATTATCAGAAGTTTGAGGCTAATTATTCAGCCTATGAAGATGTAGAGGTAGAGCTAATAGGAACATACGAAGACCTACCAGATTTTAAGAGGTAAAAAAGTGAAAAAATCCTCATAAAAATTTTGGTATACAGATAAAATTTTGTATATTTGTATCAACAAAAGTTAAGTAGTATTCTTTTAAGTTTAATTGGTAAACAAGTGCAGTATAGCTCAGTCTGGTTAGAGCGGTCTCAAGCTACAGAGATGTCTGCATAGGTTCAAATCCTATTACTGCGCCAAATTAAAATCCAACTTATGAAAGTTTAAGTCCAGATGGACAAAGATGGAACATAGGCTCTGGTCTTACAGGTAAGTAAGTTACTTGTAAGTAATAATTCCGACCTCATGGAAGTTAATAATGAAGGCTGCGGCTGAAGCAAGAGATATTCAGCAAAAACAAATCGTTAATTGAGCTTACAAAGGCACATTTAACAACTCGGTAACGGAGTTCACAGAACTGTAGGAATAGGCATATCTAAACAAAGGGGAAAAGGAGCGATAGGCAAGTAGGTAAGTGTTAATCTCGGTAGTGGGGGACTAAGAGATAACTCCAGCACTATTATCTGTTTCAGCTTTATTATATCGTATCACAAGGAAAGGGTTATCTCAATACTTACTTACGAACCTATCTAACTTAAACCCAGATACAGGTTAGAAATAACCAAAGAGCAAGAAGTTTTTTATTTATTTATTTGATTTTATATTATATTTTTATCTTGATTTCTTCTTCTAAAACCAGAGGGTAAAATGGATAAGGGGTGTTAGGCTAACAGGTAACATCCCTTATTTACTCTCAAATAGAAAAATAAGGTATTCAAAGAATACCAGAAATCCAGATAAAAGCAAAAACAAAAAGTAGAGTATTACTAAGCAAACGCTAAACAGGATAGAAGACTACATGAAAGCCAATATCTAAATCTTTCATAGGGTTATAAGTCATAATAGGAATTGTTTTTACTAAAAGAGGCTTTTGTGTAGACAACATGAAGTATATACCTGAATAAGTTTTTGTGTTATTATATTTTTGAGTTTAAAATTAACAGCTCATAGGGTAGTATGGTATTACTACAGAATGAGGGTAAAACTAAAATTGAATTCTTTTTTCATTAAATTAAAGTTTTTGTTTTTGTTATTAAGAGGGGAGTAATCCAGAAAGGTAAAGTAAAAATACCTCAACAGATTTACAAACAAAAGAATTGAGATAGTTCCAAAGAATGGATACACCAGAAGTGGAAAGGTATTCAAAATGAACTAAGGAAATACTAAAAACGCTAAGATGTATGAAGAGCGTAGTAAAGATGTAGGATTGTTCCATGAAAGTGGTTAGCTAAGTGTGTTAATGGAGGCTAAAAAGGGTGCGTTTGTCATAGTAATAACTGAGAAGTAGTTCCCTCCAAAGATACCCTCACATAAGGCTAATCACTTTCTTTTTATTGAAAGGTAGGTTGATACAAATTATACAATTAGATTATATGAGCGACTTTGACATCATCACAGCAGTGATAATTGGCTTCTCAGTGATAGGAGCAATGGTTTTAGCGATTAACTTTGTTTACTGGACACTTTGTGAGCGACAAATTAGAAAGTGTCTAAAAGAGGCTAAAAACAGCCTTAAAACGAATGAGCATTTTTCAAGGTTTGAAAATAGGGGTAAAGACAACAATAACTCAGATACCTACATACATGACATCAGTATGGTAGATATAGGAGCTGAAGACTGCAATAATACAGATAGTTCAGATACCTCATCAGACTGCTCAGATACAACAGACAGCACTAATACAGATAACTAATAAATTAAGATAGTATGGAAGATAGAGTATACGAAGCAGTAGAAGAGATTAAGAAAGCATTTGAAGAGGCTACTAAGGATTTAAGCAGGTTGGAGTATGAAGAGGTAATGAGAGAGCTAATGGAGGATTTTGAGGTTAGATTAGAGCTTTCAGAGCAGGAGGAGGACTAACACATTCAAAAATTGCACTAAATTTTTTAGTAGCTACGAAAGACCTAAAAATTCAATTCCGTTCCACACCAAACAACCACATCACGGGGTTTCACACCTTTGTTTGGGAGTGTTATGTTGTTTTGGGGACGGAATGCTTGTTTTTGATGGTTTAATTTTGTATTTTTGACCTACGAAAATTTAATACAGATAGAGTATGAGTTCAAAAGACACAAAAAACCTAATAGAGGTTAAGGAGGAGCAGGTTGAGAAGCCTAAGAGAAAGAGAGAAAGTAGAACCGACATCAAGAAGCGTATGTTTCTGAAAGCCTTAGAGGAAACCTTAGGGGTAGTAGCACCAGCTGCTAAAAAGGTTAGAATTACGAGGGATTGTGCCTACAAGTGGAAAAGAGCTGATGAGGTATTTTCAGAGAAGTGGGATGAAATCATTGAGAATGGTATTGACTTCGTTGAGATGAGCATGTTCAAGCAAATCAAGGAGGGTTCAGCTTCAATGACCCAATTCTATTTGAAGACCAAAGGTAAACATAGAGGCTACTTTGAGACCCAAGTTACATTGACTAAAGATGTAAGTAGCTTAGAGGGACTTTCAGATGCAGAACTTATTGATATAATCAATAAAGGTTCAACAGGAGCGGAATAGGTAGGTAAGGCGAGTAAGATTTTAATAAAGGTAAAAGATAGAAATGACAAGTAGGAGAAAAGCATTAGAGGAGTTAGCCCATAGGACTTTAATGGAGCGATGGAGAAAGAACCCTTTATTGTGGGTAAAGGAAAGGCTGAAAGAAGACCCTAAGGACTTTATCTGGTCTATGTATGAGGGATATGAAGACCATGAGTGGGATGGAGATATTAACCCACTTGCACAAGCATGGCAGACCTTAGGAGATGCCTATAAGAGTACTACGGAGGGTAAGACACCAGAATACAAGTATGTAGCGATAGAGAGTGCTACAGGATGTGCTAAGACTTACACATTAGCGAGGATTGTATTTTGGTTTTTGGACTGCTTTCCAAATTCATTAGTCATAACCTCAGCACCATCAGAAACTCAGTTAAAGATGGGACTATGGTCTGAGATTACGATGCTGTTTCCAAGAATTAAAGAATTAAGACCACACTCACAGAAATGGAGTTTAAGATTAGCGATGCAGCCAGATGTTACAGATGAGGGTCTTTCAGAAGCTGAGAGGGAAAAGCTAAAGCAATCAGCATGGCATGCCTTTGCATTTACCACAGGGGTAAAAGCAGATGAAACCTCATCTAATAAAGCAAGAGGTTTCCATAGGAAAAACATGCTAATTGTGTTAGAAGAGGCTACAGGTATTCCATTACCAATTATTACCGCTTTCCAGAACACCTCAACAGGTAATACGAATTACATTATAGCAGTAGGTAACCCAGATAACGAATTTGACACTTTGCACCAATTCGCAATGCAGCCAGACTGCAAGAATATTCGGATTTCTGCAATGGACTTTCCTAATATAGTTTTGCAAAAAGAGGTTTATGCAGGAGCAGTAACTCAAAGCTCAATTAACTCAAGGGCTTTGAACTATGGAGAGGGTAGCCCTCTATACAATGCAATGGTTAGAGGTATTTCTCCTGCTCAGAGTTCAGATACACTAATAAGAGCGGAGTGGTTAGAAGCTGTATTACATAAGAAGTTTCCAGAAGAAGAGTTACAGCTCATTCAGAGCTACAATGCAGTAGGGGTGGATGTGGCTAACTCAATAGATGGAGATAAGGCTTCATTAGCATTTGGAGAAAGCAATAGATTAAAACAGGTATTAGAGTTCCATTGCGACAACGCTACTCATTTGGCGTATAACTTACTTTATGATGAACCTCAGCTAATGGCTCAACATTACACCTCTTACCATACACCCACTATACAGGATTATAATATAGACCCACAATGTATTGGAGTAGATGCAGTAGGGGTAGGTGTAGCTACTATCAATGCATTCAAAGACAAGGGGCTGACTGTTACTCCTTTGAGTGGAGGCTGTTGGCACGATGTAATACCGACTGAAATCGTTTCAATGGGAGGTAGAGAGGTAGAGAAGCCAATGTATAAATTTAGCAACCTCAGAGGGCAAATGGCGTGGGAACTAAGAGAAGACATAAGGTTAGGTAGAATTGCCATTGACATTGAAGACCCTTTGGAGTGGGCTGCTTTAAAGCGTGAATTGTGTATACCGAAATACACCACGAAAGGAGAACACATTGAGATAGAAGCTAAGGAAAGCATTAAGAAGCGTATGGGTGGTAAATCACCGAACAGGTTTGATGCCATAATGTATTGGAATTGGGTAAGAAAGGGATACAGATTTAGCACTGGCTTCTTCTTACCGATAGGATAGAGTTCAGATGAGGGTAGTTGTAGTGGTAGACATATTCAGCGGTAGTATAGAAGTCTATGCTACAATTAGCGGAGTATGCAGGAGCAAGAGTTGTAGTGATAGTTCATTCAGAAAGAGGTGCAAGGAGACCTCATCATTTGTATATAACAATTATAGGATTGAAATAAGAGAGGTAAAATGAAAGCTAAGCACAATGTAAGGTCTTTTATAGATGTTTACCAAAAGGGTAGGGAAAAGAAGCGAGAGCTGTATGAAAGAGCTATAAGCGATAGTATGCCAGAGCTGGAGAGAAGAAGCTGGAAAGCATTTAGACTTGAAGCTAAAAATTACCAGCAGAATTAGGAAAATTTTTCTTTGTGATTGTCAAGCAGTTACAAATTTAAAGGTTAAAAAGTTACTTGAAATTTTGGTAGGTGCGAAAATTTTCGTATCTTTGGGGTATCAAAACAACGAAACAAGTATTAACCAATTAAATATTTACGCTATGACAAAGTTAGAATTAAACCCAGAGTTCAAAACAAAAAGTAACCCAGAACAAATAAAAGAAAAATTCAAAATGGCTGCTAAAATTACAGGTATCGGAGCGAAAGCTGAAAATGGTAAAACTATTAAGGCTTTGAAAGTTACATTAGCTAACTTAGAAACAGAATTGAAAGAAGCAAACATCAAGTTTGAAGGAGTTAAAGCTGCTAACAGCAAAAAGAAGTATGCTAAGCTGATTGAAGTTATTACAGGAGAAATTGAGGCTACTCAGAAATCTATTGCAGATTTAGAGGTAAAAGAAGTTAAGATACCACAAGCTAAAAAGGTAAAAGAGGTGGTAGACTTAACAGGTAAGTTCAGATTAGGTTCTTTACCAATCGGCACTAAGTTCAAGTATAGAGACACTACCAATGTATGCTATACATTCTTGGGAGCTACTGAGGATGGAGAAGCTAAACTCAGAGAAGCTAACGGCAAAGAGTTCACAGCTAAGGTGCTGAATTGGAAAGTTGTTAAGGTAGAGGAGGCTGTTTAGCCCCTCTACTACAATAAAAAGAAAAAAAAAACAGAAAAAAGTTATTAAAAATTTTGGTATCTACGAAAATTTTTGTATCTTTGAGGTATAGAAAAGCAAACAAAATAATAACAATAATAAAAATAATAAGAAAATGGAAATCAAGACAGCAGTGACATTTCACAAGACAAGCCTCAGAGGTAACACATTCGTTATTAAGTATTCAAACTTTTACGATGGTATTGGAGCGTATGGGATGAAAAAATATTACGCTTACGATGTAACTATCACAGCTCACAGATACGATGTAGCTACAGGGCAAATTGGTAAGTTAGAGTTCTGCTACGAGGGCACACCTGAGGAAAGATTTGAGGGTAAGCTCTATACAGGTAGAGACCTAATGAAGTTCTTTGACCAGATAGTTGAGTTCGGTATGGAGCATTTAAGACAAGTTGCCAATGGCTGGAAAGGTATTGAAGATGTTGCAGAGTTCTGGAACGAGATAGACCCTAAAGCACTTGAAGAGCTACAAGACATCAGAGAAGCTATCGCTAATGGGGATTACGATATGAAGTTCTACCATAGAGCTAATGAAGAGGATTACGAGGACAAATTACCAACAATTGACAGCGAGGTAACATTTGAGGGTGTTTAAGACACCCTCCTACCTCCTCAATAAAAATTCAAAAGAAATTACAAGATGGAAACCAAGATAGACATTAAATTCAATTTAGAAGAAGTAAAGGACATTACATTTACAGCAGGTTACACTAAGGTAGAAAATAAGTTAGGTTCATATGGGCTTATTAGAATTCACTCATACGATGCGTTTGTGGAGGTTCATAAAGGAGGAGCTACAAACAGAAGATGTTTTAAGTTAGCGAGGATGCCATTAGAAGCTGAATTAGGAGTTCCTTATGCAGGTAAAGAGTTGATTAACATATTAAAAACGCTATTGGAAGATGGTAGGCTTTATTTAGAGCAAAAAGATTTGATTGATAAGCACTATACCGAGCAAAATAGAAAGGAGCTGCAAAAAACGGCTGTATTTTGGCAGGAAGCCTTAGTCACAGATGTAGTAATGAAGATATATGCAATGTTAGTGATGATAAGAGACCAAGATGTAGAAATAAATTTATAAAAGATGGAAAATATAGTTTATGATTTATCCAGATGCAAAAGTCGCAAGGATTTCAAGATACAAATAGAGACACCAGACTACGATAAGAATGCTCAAAAGTTCTTAGAAAACAGCGGTATTCTCATGACAATTACTTATATCAAAACTGAAAATACTAAAATAATTTCAGATAAATTTACCAAAAGAGATATTTATTCAGTATCTTTGCAAAGAGGTAGAAGAACCTTTACATTTGAGTTCACAAACTCTTTATATAACTCAGGCATAGTTGAGATAGTAGGAGCTGCTCATTTGAGAATGAAAGATGGAGATTACTACGAGGAGAAGTCCAGAAGTGGATTACATAGATTTTCAGTATGTGAATTAGTCCCATCTACAATTCTTAACAATGAGGTTAAAAAGGTTACAAATAGAGTAGCACCGAGTGCATATGATATTCTGGCGTGTCTGGATTACTTTGAGGGAGATTTTGAAGAGTTCTGTGGTATGTTCGGATATGATACAGATAGCCTTACAGCTCACAATACATTTTTAGCAGTTGAGAAGCAAAGTTGGGAAATGGCTAAGTTTTTTACAGATGAAGAGTTAGACCAATTAGCAGAAATAAATTAAAGTATGGCAAGAATAGAGATAGAGCAAGATGGAGTAGCCATTGTAGGAGGAGTTACACACCAAAGGTTTTACAATGATGCTGGATTAGAGGTAACTCATAGGATTAAGACCCATCAGACCCATGTATTTGATGATGTAATGGAGGCGATAGCATTCGCTAAACAAAAACACACCTATTATTACACTATATGGGCTGAGGCTAAATTAGAGGGAAAGTTAATAGGATACGGAGTTCCAATACGGTAAGTGGGTTCTCATTTTCTTAATTTTTATTTTTTATTATTTTATTATTTTGGAGGCACATGGATTATTTCTATGTGCCTCATTTTTATTTGAAAAGGTTAGTCCAGAATAAAATTTTTCGTTAAATTTGCCATATCAAAAATAATAAGTTAGAGTATGGAGACACCAAAAATTAGACTATTAGCCGATAGAGTATTGGTTGAAGTCGTAACAGAAAATGAAGAAGTAGTAACGAGCAGTGGAATTATTATTCCTACCTATGCCCAAGATAGTGATGAGAAACCTCAGATTGGAGTTATCGTTGCAGTATCTACGAGGGTAGAGAAATGCGAGGTAGAGGCGGATAGAGTTTATGTGGGAGAGAGGGTTATATTTAGCAAGTTTGCAGGTTCGCCAATCAATTACAAAGGTAGAGACTACAAACTTCTGAGGGTTACCGACCTATTCGGTGTAGCTGAGGAATAGAAACGGCTCAAATAAGAACGATAAATAAGATTATGGCAAGTAATACGAGATTTGAAGACATACTTAAAAATAGAGGCTCTAAGAAGCCTCTATCTTCGGATATAGACAAACCCTCTCTTCCTGTAAAGGGTGGTAGGGAGAGTATTCCAGATGGAGTAACTAACTTGTCTGTATTCTTATCAGAAATGCAAAATGTTACTCCAGACTTTAACATAGATTTTCTTAAAGGTCTGGAAAAGCTATCTATATTCAATTCGGATTTCTCATATGCGGTAGAGAATATAGTTACATTAGGTAATACACCTTACAAAATATCTTTTGATGACCAAGTTCCAGAAGAGCAGGTAAAAGAGATGCAGCTACGATTAGTGGAGAACTCTAAGAAGTGGTATGCTTACTCGGGAGGTATTTCATCATTCATTAACGATGCTTTAGCTCAGACTGCTATCAATGGATGTTTGTCAGCGGAGGTAGTGCCTAATTTAGATTTGACAGGTGTAGAGGAGATTGTTAAGGTAAGTCCGAAGACCATTAGATTTAAACTTGATGCTGAGACTAAGAAGTATAAAGCAGTTCAGCTGCAAGGTATGTTAGGAGCAGGTAGGGACTATGTAGAGCTAAATCCTTTAACTTACCACTACATAGCATTAAGGAGGATAGGAGATAAGCCATATGCCATACCACCATTCATTTCAGCTTTAGAGCAGATAAGCATTGAGAGAGATATTACAGGTAACTTAGCTTCTACGATAAAGAATGTAGGAGCTTTGGGATTTTTGGAAGTGTTGGTAAATGCACCAGCAGTTAAGCCAAATGAGAATGAAGAGGAGTACTACAATAGGACTAAGCGTTATCTGGATATGGTTACACCAGAAATTGATAAAGGCTTAGCAAGAGGCTACAGCGTAGGTTTCAAGGACAAGCACGAGTTCAAAATGCATAATACGAGTGTAAATGTGTCTGGTGCTAAAGACTTAATTGAGATTAACGACATCAAGAAGATGAGCGGTTTCAAGCAAGACCCTTTGATGTTCGGTAGAAACTTCTCAACTACTGAGACCTTAGGTAGGGTTATTTTAGCCAAGATGACTACACAGGTTGTAAACTACCAGCAGATAGTAGCTTCATTCTTAGAAACAGCCTTTTTGATGGATTTACAATTAGCAGGTTACTCAGTTAAGAGGGTATTTGTTGAATTTGAGAAGCCATTGATAGGAGATAGAGGCAAAGAAGAAGAAGCAAGAGCTAAACAGATAGATAACCTCAGCAAACTATATAATCAAGGGATTATTGACCAAAATCAGTTTGCTTCTGAAGCTGGATATGAAAAACCAGCTAATCCAGAACCACTTTTTAAGTTTCCAAATCCAGCTGATGAGGGAAACACCGAAGAGGATGAAGATAGTTCAAAAAACCCACCTAAAAAGGGCAAAAAAGAGGATGATACAGAGCCAACTAAGACTGACCCAGATAAAGAAAGCTCAGAAACTATTAAAAATGTAAAGAGTATAGCTCAGTTAGAGGTAGAATTAGGAGGTATGCTGCCAGAGTTCCCTTATGAGACTGAAATCTGTTGTGGGGGTTCACACCAAGAGCAATACAATAACCAAAATCAAGAGCCTTACAGCATAGGGTGGTGGTCTAATCTTTACAGCGAGGCGGTAAGAAAGCTCTACGCTAAATCCGTAAAGAAAATGACAGGTAAAATAGTTAAAAACCTATCTAACCTAACCATTGCTGCTACGGAGGAGCAGATAACTGATAATATCATCAGCACTTTGTATAGAGAGTGGGGTATTACCTTTAACGCACCGATGAGAGGTATAGTGAAAAACTTTGTTCAAAGAGCTTACACTTATTTCAGAAAAGACAAGAGCATATTTGGCAATGCAGACATCAAGATACCGAACGGAGCATTCAATACCATAGATTTCAGAAGTTTGGATTATTACAAAAACTCAGATAGCGTTTATCTTGGTAAGTTTATTACAGATGAGCAGACCAAAGCTAAAATCACTCAGTTCATTAAAGATAAGTATTTGACAAGGGAAAGATGGATAGGTAGAGATGCTGAGGGTATAGAGGAGTTCAAAAAAGAATTTGGAGAGGTATTGCAGGGTCAAGATTGGAAAATACAGCAGATAATTAACACCACTGTTAGCAACATGAGAAATACAGCTGCGGTAAACTATTTTGATGAGGCTGGGGTAGTTAAATTTGAAATCAGAGGTGTAAATGATAGACTACAATGCAAGTTCTGTTCAAATATGCAGGGTAAAGTATTTTCAGTCAAGAAAGGCTTAGACATTATTAGAGATACAATAGATACGGATGTTCAAAGTGTAGGATTTGTTAATCCGTTCCTTAACAGCAAGTTCAAAAATCCAGATGAGATTGAGAACCTCACAGGAGAAGATTTGCAAGGTTTGGGTATCAATACACCAGCATATCATCCAAATTGTAGAGATAGAATTGTTCCATTATTAGATTAAACATATGAAAAAGGAAAAGTTATACAAAGGTAAATTGAGCTTCAACGCTGCGAGTGTAAGGGTAGGAGCTACAGGTGTAAATCTACCACCACCGACAAGCTATGAGGCTTACAGGCAAAGTTTTGATACACCAGCTAAGGATTATCTTCAGTGTGGTCTGTTTGGTAATACAGCGGAGTATTATGGGAATGTAACTGCAAATGATGCAATACCGAAACCAGAAGACTACATTAAAGTTCCATTCAGATTGCTATCTGCAACTATCGTAGGAGCAGGAACATGGAAAGCTACTGATTTCAGTAATGCACACCTATTGCAGAGTTCCAGACACATGTTAGAGGGTAAAGGGGTATACAAAGACCACGAGACTGATGTAAATAATTGGGTAGGTATCATTGAAGCTGTTAAGTGGAGCGAGGGCTACACCACAGATGATGGAGTAAAAGTTCCAGCAGGTATAGATGGTATTTTAGCCATAGACACCAAAGTAGATATAAAATTAGCAAGAGGTCTCATGGCAGGTGCTATATACTCTAACTCAGTAACTGTTGAATTTGAGTGGGCAAAGAGCCACGATTTAGAAGATAGTGAGTTCTTTAACCAATTAGGTAAGATAGGAGCTGATGGAAAAATGGTCAGAAGAATAGTAACTAAGATTACTAATTTCCATGAGACATCATTAGTGTGGTTAGGAGCTGACCCGTTTGCGAAAGCCTATAATCCAGATGGTGGATTGAAGCATATAGATGTGTCTGGTATTGTGAATTTTGCAAAGTCTAAATTCGGAGAAGACAAAGCAGAATTTGGGGATGAACCTGAAGATAGGAAAACTTTTTATACCAATTCAAAAAATTTTGAAATAAATTGTGGTATAGATGAAAATGTGTTATCTTTGGCGAAAAATAAGGATAATTTTAACAACAAGCTAATGGACAAAAAGTTAATGGCTGCATTTCTTTTAACATTTGGTAAGTCTTTCGGAATTACTAAATCAGTAGAGGAATTAACAGCAGAAGAGATTATTCCTCACTTGAATAAGTTATCTTATCAAAGTGAAGAGGATAAGGCAAAGATGGCAGAATTTGCCAAATTTGAGGGTAAAGCGGCTGAGTTCTTAAAGGCGACTAATCCAGAAGTTGAGAGTGTAAATGTATCTAACTTTTTGGAAGAGCATACCTTTATTAAAACAGCTGAGATGGCTAACTTAACAGCAGATGCTAAATTAGGTCAAGACTTTAAAGAAGTATTTGAAGTTAAGGAGGGGTCTTATTCAAAAGAGCAGTTTTCAGAGCTAAAAACTAATGCGGATATGGGTATCCAAGCGTTACAAAATAGCCGAGATGAAGCTATCAGATTGTATAAGATTTTAGTAGGAGAAGAGAATGTTGATGCTAAGGTATTGGAAACATACCAGAAAGCAGACATAGACACTGCGAAAGGTCTGATTAAACAATACACCAAAGGGGCTACAGGTAAGTTTACAGCTTCATGTAAGTCTTGTGGTTCAAAAGATGTTTCTTTCCAATCAGCAGTAGTTGAGAACGAGGAGGGCGATAATAAAGGAGCTTCTGCACAAGTAGACCTAAGTGTTCAAAGTCCGAAAGACCTTTATAAAGAGATGAGTATTTCTAAAATGTTTTAAGTAAAATCAAATCATCATTATGTATACATTAGGTAATAAAACAAAGCGTGTGATTGTAGTTAATGAAAGTTACTCAATCCATTATAAGGCGACAGCAGGAGAGTCATTGAAGACTGGCGATGTTGTAAAGATTGATACTGCTTCTAAGAAAGTAGTGAAAGTTACAGCTGCAACTGATGAGGTATTCGGTATCGTAATTTCTGGATGCAAAGAAAAAGATACTATGGTTACCCTTAACACCCAATTCGTAGCAATTATGGAGGGTATTGCAGATGGAGAGTTAGCTTACGGAGACAAAGTAGCCGTAACAGGTAAAACGACTGATGGAGAAACAAAATACAAGAAAGCAGTGACAGGTAACTTTGTTACAGGTATCGCTCTTGGGAAAGCTGCAGACACAAAAGGTGTTAGAGTAGGTATTTTGAGAATGTTTAACAAAATATAAAACTGATTAAAAATGTCAAATAGTATAACATTAGAAACAGCAAGAACTGCTGATGAAAGGGCTGCTGTTGTTAAGGCTAATCTTGCAAAGGTTCAAGACCAGAAGATACCTTTATCATCAGTTGGGACTGATAAGCCTATCGGAGAGGGTTTATTGTCAGCAAACAGAATTAGAGAGACTATCCTACAAGATTTCAAGGCAACTGTTAGATTGGCGGATAGCTTAAGAACAGGCTCACAAGATAGAAAATCTATTAACTTTGACTTAGAGCATATCGCAAGACAAAGATTTGGATTTGCAAGTGCAAACGACATGTTTCATGCGTTGGGTATTGACCCATCAAGAGACACCCTGCACTCACTATCTTCAATGCCAGAATTTGAAGAGGGTTACAAATGGTTAATCCCAGAAATCGTTAGAGAAGCGATTAGATTAGGAGTGAGAAAGAACCCTATCTACTCTAACTTGATAGCTGCAGAAGAGGCGGTAACTCAGACAAAAGTTACAATGCCATCAATCAATATGTCTGATGCTATGCCAGAAGTGGTTAATGAGGCTGAGACTATCCCTGTAGGTTCTACTTCTTTCAATCAGAAAGATGTTAAACTTCACAAGGTGGGAACAGGTCTGAAAATCACTGATGAGGTTCAGAAATATGTATCATTGAACATTCTTAACATTTACTTACAAGATGTAGGGGTTAAGTTAGCTTCTGGATTGGATGCATTGGCAATAGATACTCTAATCAACGGAGATGCTAAGGATGGTTCATTCTCAGCACCAACAATTGGAGTAGTAGACCCTACGAAAGGTATCCAATATGAAGATATGCTTTATGCATGGTTGAGAATGGGTAGATTAGGTAGATTGCCATCTGGAATGTTATCTAACGAACAAGCTGCGTTGAAAATATTGCAGTTCCCAGAGTTCAAAGGTGCTAACTATGCAAACAAGATAGTAGACATCAATGTTAAAACTCCAATACCACAAACTCAAGACTTCTATGTTCATGGAGCTATGCCAAGCAAACAAATACTTGGTCTAATTGACAGAACAGCTGCATTGATTAAGTTAAATGCTGAGGGTCTTAAAGTGGAGAGTGAAAGAATTGCAGAAAGACAAATTACAGGAACTTATGTAACCACGACTACAGGTTTCGCTAAGATGTTCAGAGATGCATTCTTGTTAATTGATGCGACACTTAACAGAACTTCAAATGGTTTCCCAACATGGATGGACATTGATGCTGCAGAAAGTGTAATTATTAAATAATACGGAGATATGAGCAAAGTATATGTAAAACTAAGAGATAGAGGAACTATCTTTCATGATGCTTCTCAATCTATTGCAGTGTCTGGAGATGCAATTGTTGCAGTAGAAAGAGAGGGTAGAGTAGAAGATGCCATAAATTCAGGTATCTTACAGATAGTTCCAGATAAGGAGGCTGAGGTTCTTCTGGCAAAAACAGAAGAGGAGAAAGCCAAAGCTATTGCAAATTCTTCATCTAACTCAGATGCAGTGGTAGCAGAGCTATCTGCTAAATACGCAGAATTAACTGAGCAACATGAAGAAGAGGTAAGAGCCTTAAAAGGGCAGGTTGAGAACCTTGAAAAGGAGGTTCAAGAGAAAGACCAGACCATTAAGGAATTAGCTGAAAAAGTTGCAGCTTTTGCTACTGAAACACCATCAGAAAGTGCAGGGGCAGAAGAGGAAGCTGAAAATGCAGAAGCAGATGTAAATGCAGATGCGGATGCAGAAGAAGCTACCGATGGAGAGCCAAAACCTGCTAAGGCTGCGGCTAAGAAATAGACCTTACTCGTCTTATTATACCTTGACAAAGCCTTACGAATAATAGTAGTAAGGCTTTGTTTTTAATAAAAATAAAACATAATGGGAGATACAGAAACAATACACAAGGTTAAGCACACCATCACGGATATGGTATTTATGAGGCTACCCTTTCTCGCCATCACAGATAACAATAAAGAGCTGATAAGCATGTTCATTGTTGATGTGTTTTTTGAGTTAGATGTATGCTTTAGAAAGGGTCTATTAAATGCTGACCCTGCTTTAGAGGAGATTAACGAGGAAAACTACAATTTTGTCCAGAAGTCCATTATTGCTGATATAGTTTGCTGCTATATCATTCTGATTAAGATGATGGGTAATATAGGAGGTGTAGCAGATAGAACAGGCGGAAATGCCAATATTGAGCCTCAGAAGTTCTTAAAAAGAGCAGAAGCAGGTTCGGTAACTGTTGAGTGGGAGCAGTTTGACCTTAATAAGGCTTCATTAGCTATGAGTGGAGAGAAGCTATTAGACAGGTATAAGAAGAACGCAATCCGAAAGGCTTTAACATTAGGATGTATCATTGACATTTGCGATGATTGTTCTTTACAAGCCAAACTACAGATAGAGGGCAACATTATGCCGTTCAAAGTGGTTAGTTTTGACAACGATTGTGGATGTGGTAAGGGAATACCCGAAAGAGGGTAGAATAATCACTAAAACACGCTAAAACATGATTAAATTATTGTCAGAAGCTGAAGATAGGGAGATTAGAAATAACATACAGATGTTGGCTGATACATTTTTTGACACTCCTATACTTTATAAACTGCATACAGAAAGTATGAGTATTTACAATGAGGATAACGAAACTCAGAAGTTTGAAGAATATGAGCTGAAAGCCTTAGCTGAATACGGAGGGGATGAAAATAGTGAGAAAACTCAAGGTAGTAGAGACTTTGATAGAGTTAAATTGACATTAAATTTAGAAGATTTAGAGCGTAAGGGCTTAATCAATCCAGATTTCACTCACAGGTTTCAAGCTGAAAAAGACTATTTTACATGCAAGGGTAAGCAGTATAAAGTAACAGATGTTCACTACGATGCACCACTATCCAGAAAAGATGTATTGATTATAATTGAGGGTAGAGTATCAGAAAGACCTTTATAGATAGAAAATTATGGGAAATTGGGGAGAAATACGAATGGTAGGAGATTGGCAAAAAGTAGCCTTATTGATACAAAATATGGCTATGGAGATGGAAAAAGCCAAAATAACCTCACTTCAGAGATTTGGATTGAAGATGGAGGAGGTAGTCCTAAATCACATATCCATGCAGGATATGGGTTGGAAGCCATTAGACCCAAAATACATAGAAAGTAAGGTTAGAAAGGGACTTTCAGATAACATATTAGTAGCGACAAGCGACTATTTCAACGCAATACAGAGTTGGGTAGACAAAGATAGCCAAACTGCCTATATCGGAGTGAAAAAGGGTAAAATAGACAAGAATGGTAATGAGATTGGGGATATAGCACAAGTGCATGAGTATGGCTCTATGAGCGGTAAAATACCTAAAAGACCACTTTGGGAACCCTCTTTTAAGGATGTTAAAGAGTGGTATTATAAGTCAGACCATACCCCAGATAAAATATTCATCAAAGAAATCCAAAAATACTTATGAAAGGTATAACATTAGAGCAGGTAGATAGAAGTCTTTATAACCATTTAAGGGTAGGTCTTTCAATAGCGGGTCTTTTGCCACGAATAGAGGACTATTTAAGCACGAATGACAACGAGGGTTACCAATTAGCCAGAAAACTAATAAAAGAGGCGGAAAAGACTACAAATAAGCCTTTGGTAGACCTTTTTGGAGTAGGAACAGGAGAAACAAGAGAAGATGAAGCTGAAAATACTAAAGTAGTTCTAAATCGTTCAAGTATAGACTTAGGAAGTGTTGGAGGTTCATTTACATCGCATTACGAGGAAAGTGGGTATAAGTTTAAAAAAGTAAAAAATCCAGATAATACCTTTGATATTAGGTATGAGGTAAGGGTAATAACAAGGAAAACAGCCTATGAAAGACTTATTTTGTCCCTAATTTTCTCAATATTTGGGACAACCAGATACCTACCTGTATATAGCGATTATCAGAACACCACCGATGAGTTTATATTGGTAAATTTTGATAGTTTAGTAGATGTAAGTGCGGAGATAGACACCATTGAGAGGTTATTTAGATTTTCGGTAAGAGATGTAAGGATGCTACCAGAAGAATTGCTGCAAGGTATTGAGGTTAGAGGTAATGTAGGTAATATGGTTCAGCAGACCAATATAGTGCCTTTAACATCTATTCACTATAAAGCTAATTTGTATGATGATAGCGAGGATTTTGTCGTAAAATCCTAAAATTTATTCGTAATATTGTAAAATAATTAAAAAGTAATAATATGTTTGGTAATTACGCTGGTAGAGCCAGAGTAGAGACTGATATAGCAGATATTTCTGTATTAGTTTCAACAGGATTAAAAGGTATAACGGCAGTATTAGGTAAGACTGAGAGAGGCTCAACAGATAAGCCTGTATTGGTAGGTTCTTGGAATGAGTTTGTAACGCATTTTGGAGGAGAACTTGCAGATACGGAGTTTCCTACATATTGTAGGAGAGCCTTAGAGGGAGGAGCTAAATTATTGGTAGGTAGAGTAGCGCACTATGGCACTATTTCAGATAAACAAACTTTATCTGGAGTTACAGCTAAAGTTGCTCAACCTTTTCCGATTGAGGCTACTTCTGTTGGAGCTTGGGGTAATAAGGTTAAGATTTCTATTAAGAAAGCTGCAAATGGTGTTGAAAACCAGTATGACCTTACCACAAGTTTAGAGGGTAACTCTAATATGAGTGTAACGATTAAGAATATTAACGCCACACTTACATTAGACGACATCAATAGATTTAATGCAGGTAATACATTAGTGTTCATTAAGGATACTTATGTAGGTCAGAAGATTACAGAAGAGAAAGAGCTTCAATTAGCAGGAGGTTCAGAGGATAGAACTCAGATAGTTAAAGAAGACTATATCGGAGACCCTATTTCTAATACAGGTATCCATATGTTTGATAACTACGGAGAATTTACTAAAATCTGTATACCAGAATTGGCTATACCAGAAGTAGACATCGCTTTGGTATCTTATGTAGACAAGAGAAAGGATTGTATAGCATTGCTAAGAACACCGATAGGAATTAGTGGATTGAAAGCCTTAGACTATAGAAATGGTAAAGGTTCATACACCCACACGCCAATTAACTCATGGAGAGCGTTCATGTTCTTTGGAGGTATCCAGATTACAGATGCAAACGGAGGAACTAAAACTATCTCAGCTATTGGGGATGTAATTGGAGCTATTTCCAGAAAGGATAACGCTAATTATGAGTGGTTTACTTTTGCAGGTGCTAAAAGAGGTCTAATTTCTAACGCCATTGGGATTGAGTATAACTTAGCTTCTCCTGCGAGAGCTACAGAATTTGACCAAATAGACTTAGGAGGTATCAATGCAGTAGTAGCTGATAAAGACTATGGATTAGTTATTTGGGGTAACAATACTCTACAAAGAACAGATACGCTGCTTAAACATGCGAATATCGCAGAATTGATGACCTTTATTTCAAGAAGTCTTGCACCATTGATTAGGTCTGAGTTATTTGAGCCGAATGACATTGCTACATGGAAGACTATTTACAGAAGAGTGCGACCATTTATGCAGACAATCAAAGATAAGAGAGGTATTTGGGATTTCAAATACGAGGGCGACCAAGATGTTGATAGTATAGATGAAGCTATCATCAATACTTCTCAAAGTGTGGATAATGGAGAATACCATTTTATCCTTTGGGTTAAACCTAAAACAGCTTTGAAGTATATCGGCATTAAAGTAGTGGTTACTAACTCTGGTGTTAATTTTGAGGTAGCGAGGGAGCAAGTAACTATTTAATAACCTAAAAATTTTAAAGTAATGGCAGGAGTTCAGAACACAGTAAAAACATTTCAATTTGCAATTGAAATAGATGGAATAGACCAAATGTTGATACAGGAGGTCAAACAGCCAGAAGTAGAAAGAGGTTCAGTTGAGCATGGAGCAGAAGACTTCAATATTAAAACAGCAGGAGGAAAGCAAATTTCAGATGCTGAATTGAAGATAGTAATACCTGCACCTGAGGGCGAAGATTGGGCATGGAATTGGCTGAAAAAGTCTGGAAATAGTCTGGCAGAAGACTATAAGAAAGATGTAGTATTTAAAGTTTTAGACCCTAAAGGTAGAGCTATTGAGGGATACCTTTGGAAAGGGGTTTGGGTAAAGAAAGTATCAACATCAGAGGGTAAGAGAGGTAATCAGAATGAAAACATGATGAGAACTGTTACCTTATCCATTGATGATATTGAGAAGATTTATTAAGAACCTATAAACACTCCATTTTATGTTATGAAAGGGTTTGTCATATTTTTGGCAAACCCTTTTTTCTTTGGGTAGGATTGATTAAATTTGCAAGAATAATTATTAAAAATAGCGATATGGTTACACACACTTTTAAACTGCCATCAGGCGTAGAATGCGAAATCAGCGAGTTCAGAGCTAAGCACCAAGAGATGCTTACGATAGGACTTAACAGCAAGAAGTTTTCGGATAGATTGGATGAGATTATCCGAGATGTAGTTGTAAGGATTGGTAGTAATACCAATATCACACCAGAAGTAGTAAAAAGTCTATTGGCGTGTGATAAGAAGAAAATCCTAATAGAATGTAGATTTTTCTCATTGGGATTTGAGCCTTTTGAGTTCAATTACGAATACAAGAATGAGAAAGGAGAAAAGAAACAGCATAGGATAGTTATTGACTTCGGAGAAGAGGGCTTTAAAACTATACCTGTTAAGCGTGTAAATGAAAATGGAGATATAGTTGATGCTGACTACACGGAGTTAGACCAGATAGAGAAAGATGTAGAAATTATCCTACCACGCTCACAAGAGAAAGTGAGATTTACCATGTTAGATGGAAAAGGGGAGCAGATAATGGCTACTATCAATCGTAAGAATATCTCATCATCTACGCCATTGGAAATTAGAAGACCTGTTAAGTTCCATATAGATGCAACAGGTAAAGAAATTCCGATTAAACTTAGATTAGGAGATTTGAGTTTAGCTGACATTGAGTTTCTCAGAAAATCTATCAAACAGATGGAGGGCGATGTAGATAGCTCAATCACTTTTGAGAGACCAGAAGATGATGATACAGGTAATACGCCAGAAATCACTTTGGATGTTACACAGGTTACGGCTTTTTTCTTCCCTTCGGGAGCGATTTAGTTTGGGACTATTGCTACCTAACCTATGATAATGGACTGAATTTTACCTACACGGAGTTCAAAGAATTAACATACCGAGAGGTAGTTCGGTTTAAGGAGTGGATGAAACAGCAGAAAGAAATAGAGCAAGAACAATTAAAACAGAATAATAGATAAATCTTATGGGTAACGCATTGCAGTTTGGGGTAGCTTTTGCCCTCTATAATCAATTCTCAGCGGAGGCGGAGAAGATAAAGCAATCCATGCAAGGATTGGAGGGAGAGGCACACTCTACTTTTAGTAATATTGAGAAGTCAATGAATGAGATGGCTTTGGGTGGAGCTGCCTTAGCTGCAGGTGGTGGTATCCTCAGAGGTTTATTCAAGGCTGCAGATGTTAGGGCTCAGTTTCAGTCTTATGAAACCCAATTTGAGACCTTATTAGGCTCAGCTGAGAAAGCCTCAGCTATGATGGAGAGGGTTAAACAAGATGCCGCAGATAACCCAATTTTTGGGACTAAATCCTTAGTAGCTGCCAATGCTGCTATCTTAGCAACAGGTAAAATGACTGAAGATGCCTCCAGAAAGATGGTAAATAACATCTCAAATGTTTTAGCTGGAGCAGGTAAAGGTGATGCTGAGTTAATCCGAATGTCAGCCAATTTGAATGGTATTGTGGGGACAGGAAAGGTTACCATGCAGGATATGACCCAATTCATAACCGCTGGTGTGCCTATTTGGAAATTGATGGAGGATGCCACAGGTAAGACTAAAGCAGAATTAGAGAAAACAGGAGTTTCAGCTGAAGCTCTTGCTATGGCTTTGGAACATGCATCATCGGAGGGCGGTATGTTCTATAAAGCAACTGAGAGAGCTGCTCAGACTACTGAGGGTCTTAAAGCTGCCTTAGAGGATAACATTGAGATGTCTTTAGAGCGTATAGGAGCTGCTATTGAACCTATAACAAGAGGTTTCTATAAACTAATGGCGAGTATTATGGATGTGGTTAATACCATTGTATCCAGCCCCATAGGAGGAGTTATCCTCAATTTGATTACAGCCTTAGGAGTTCTTTTAACCATTATGGGGACTTTATTGGTATTAAAAGGAGGATTGAGATTTGCATTAGTTAAGCTCACTGCTGCATTTGGTCAGAATACAGCTGCTACCTTAGTTAAGACTATTGCAGACAAAGGTCTATTAGTAGGTATGAAAGCCATTACCTCAGCGATGTGGCAGACTGTAGCACCTACACTGATATTAGCTGCTAAATTCTTAGTTATAGCTGCAATAGGGTATGCTGTATGGAAAATGATTGACAGTGGGAATGAAAAACTACAGATATTAGGCTCTACATTCGGAATAGTAGCTGGATTTATGTTTGGTTGGGTTGGAGCTTTAGTAGGGGCATTCGTAGTATTAGCTATGTGGTTATATAAAGGCTTTACCATATGGAATGATGGTATGGACACCGCATTAGAGAAAGGTAAGTTAGATGAATATGTAGGAGGCTTAACCACATTAGAAAGAGCTTTTGCAAGTATTTTTGGTGTAATACAGGCTGTATCCGAGATATGGAGCAGTTGGAATGGAGAAACTTATGAGTTATCTGAAGATACTGCTAATAAGTTAGAGGCTTTAGGACTTTCTGACTTTGTGCATAGATTGGCTACTCATATCGCTGCTTTCCAAGAGTTTTTTAGTGGTTTATGGACTTTCATAGAGGCTAAAGTAGGCGTATTCTGGGATACCATAGCTCCGATTTTTGATAGTATTTGGGAGAACGGATTGAAGCCACTTTGGGAAAGTCTCGTTAATAACTTTAAGCCTATTTGGGATAAGATATTCGGAGGAAGCGAAAACTCAGACCCTAAAGGTGCTTGGGAGTGGGGATTTGTAGTAGGTAGAGCCTTAGGTCATGTATTTGATTGGTTTACCAATATCCTCAAGGTTTTACAGCCTGTTATTGAGTTTGTTTTCCAATTTGTAGCAGACTATGTAGTTCCACTTATAGCATTCTGGGTAGAGGTTGTTATATGGCTTATAACGGCTTTTTGGGATTTAACAGGAGCAGTAGCAGATGTTATTATTTGGATAGGAGAAAAGATAGGTGCATTCATTGATTGGTTTTGGGAGAAGACCGCTGTATTCAGAGAGATAGGTATTAAGATGTTTACTGCATTCTGGGAGGGTCTTAAAACCATGTGGACTACGATTAAAGAGTGGGTTACTTCTATTACAGAATGGATTATAGATAAGATTAAGTCTGCTATCAGTGGTATAGCTGAGGTAATGACTTCTATTGGCAATTTCTTCGGAGGGGATGGAGAAGCAACGATAAACCATACAGGAGCAGTTCCGATTGGAGCTTCATCTGCTTCGCCTGTATTCAGTCCAATAACATCTAAGACACCTGCATTAGGTAGAAACTTTGCAGGAGTTGGAGGAGCTAATAGTTTCTCATCCAACCCTATCATCAATGTTACCTTAGATGGCGATAGAATTGCATCATCAATTCAGCAAAGACAAGAAATGAGTAATGCTCGTAAAAACTAAAGAATTATGAACAGCACAAATGGACAATTATATATAACTGCTCTAAAAAGTCTGGAAAGGTTAGAGATACAATTCTTACCTAAAGAAATAGACTTTAAGAGAGGAGTGAATTATGGAGAGGTGGCTATAGTGGGTAGGAATAACCCACTATATCACTATACAGGAGGTAATAACGAGTTTACATTAGAGTTAGACTTTTTAGCTGAGACTGAGAATAGAGAAGATGTAATTAAGAGGTGCAAATGGTTAGAGGCTTTGACTGCAAATGATGGATTTAATAAACCACCAGAACAGGTTAGAATTACATTCGGAAAGCTATTTAAGGAAAATGAGGTTTGGGTAGTTAAATCATTCAGCTACAAAGTAAGCCAATTCAGCTCAGAGCATGGATATTTACCTATACAAGCGTATGCAACAGTTACATTCGCATTGGACACAAACGCTAATAGAAAACATAGTGAAATAAAATGGAATTAGAGATAGAACTAAGAGGTAATAATCTTTACAGAAATGGCGAAATACTTTCGTTCCCAGAGGGAGAGCTAATGTTGATTAGAGACAAGATACAATGGCAAAGGGATACCGATGATGAGTATTACACGCTGAAAGAGTGGGATAGGTTAGATACATTGGCATACAAGAAGTATCAAGACTATGTATCAGACCCAAGTAAGTTCTGGTGGGTAATAGCTGATGCAAATCACATACATAATCCACTTGACTTAAAGGAGTATGTAGGTAAAGAAATAGTGATACCCAACATATTGAATGTTTTAATGAGATTAGAATAATGAAATCACCATTTTTCAAAGTAGACATTATTAACTCAAAGGGTAAGTCTACTGACATCACCGAAAAGATAAGTAGCTTTGTCTACGAGGATAGCATAGAAGAGGATAGCATGATTAAATTAAACATCATTGCGGACTTTGCCAAAGATTTAGCCGATGATGCTAACTTCTCTATGGGTTCGGTGCTGCATTTTCAATTCGGATACCTACAAGGGCAAATATCCAAAGTTCATAAAGCACGGATAACAGATATTAGCCATAGCTATGGAGAAACTATTACGATGAGCGTTACAGCTTTGGACATAGGAAATGTTATCAAGAAAGCTACCTCAACGAGGATATGGAAAAAGAAGACAAGCTCAGATATAGCTAAAGAAATAGCTGATAGTTGGGGGATGGGATTTGTCACTGATGCTACCAGCAAGGTTTGGGATAGCCTACCGCAGGGTAATAAAACAGACAAACAATTATTATCCTATTTAGCTGAAAGGGAGACTGATGGGGATTACATTCATTTTATTAGAAATAATACCTTATACTTTGTTAAGAGGGGTTTAGACAGTAAAAGTGCATATACATATACCTATGGTCAAGATATTATCAATTTCAAGACCTCATTTAAGGAGAGTTCAGCTCAACCTACTGCTGCAAAAGCTAAGGTTGTAGTTAATAATCCTAAGATAGGGGGACACTCAGTTCAGAGTGCTTCTCCCAAAACTGAGAAAGGTGGAGCTTATACAGGTAAGTATAAGAATGTTTATCAGATTGGAGGTAAAAAAGTAGGTAGAGTTCCGATAGAGCAAACGGATAAAGAAGAGAAAGCCACTAAAAAAGGCTTTGGAAAACCTATCATAGACCCTACCCCATCTAAAATAGAAGCGTCCAATTTAGCTAACTCTAAGAAGAAAAAAGCTACATTAAAAACATTGGTTGCAGATTTACAGATAGAGGGTAATCCATCAATAGAGCCTAATACAATAATCACGATTAACAATGTGGCTAAGGCTCATGCAGGTAACTGGTATGTAATAAAGATAACTCACAGCTTAACTACAGGTGGTTATACATGTAAGTTAGATTTAAGCAGAAATGCAGGTAAGAAAAAATCTGATGCGGAGGCAAAAGCTACTAAAGTTAATACCAGCATAGGTATTAAACCATCGGCTCAGAAATCAGAAAACACTGTTAAAGTTTATGAAAAGCGTAATGTTTATAGGGCTGATGGAAGTGGTAAAGTAATTGGCACTAAAAAAGTTGAAAAGAAATAATGGAAGATACACAATATTTTGGATTTTATAAGGGCATAGTTCAAGATGTTGCCGACCCTGAGAATGCAGGTAGAGTTATGCTCAGCGTTCCAGAAATTTATGGAGATGAGACTTACGACTATTGGGCATATCCTTTGGGTATGTTTGCTGGTAAAAATATTGGGTTTTTCGCTGTTCCCAATAAAGGGGATAATGTGTGGGTAACATTTGAAAATGGTGACCCACGCTACCCTTTATGGACTTATGGATGGTGGGGAGATAATCAAGCACCTAAAACAGCTAAACCAGAAGTCAAGGTATTGCAGACTACAACAGGGCATAAGGTAGAATTAGATGATGAGAAAAACCTAATCCGAATTACAGATAGCAATTCTAATATTGTAGAGCTGAATAAGCAGGGTATATCATTGATTTCGCCTAATATCAGTTTAGGTAAATTAGATAAGTCTGCCGAACCAGCGGTATTAGGAGATACTTTGGAGAGGCTTTTGAGAGAGATGATGCAGGATTTAGGAGGTTTAAAGACTATCCAGACCAGCAATGGCGTAACCGCTTCAATAAATACAGCTTCAAATTGGAGTAGTTTCAAGTCTAAGTGGGATGGAAAGTGGGAGGAGTTTAAGAGTAAAGTAGTTAATTTACAAAAAGAATAGACATGGCTATAAATTATGCAGGAATTGAGGCTGCAATCAAGCAGAGTATTAAAACTCATAACAGAAATGCACGAAACGCACAAAGTATTGATGAGGCTTTAGATAGACAGGCTGAGGGTATTGCGGAGGCGGTAGTAAATGCCTTAAAGAGCTTTCAAAATCAAGCAATAGTTAGTGGAGGTAATTGTCCACCTAATGCTCCATTAGTAGGGGCTAAAATAACATAGTATGAAAGATATTAGAGAATACTTAGGTCAAGGTATTAAGTTTCCAGATAGGTTGGTAAATGGAAAGCGGAGTTTGGTAAATGATAAAGAATTAGTAGAGCAAAGCATTAAGATAATTCTGGATACACCAAAAGGGCATAGGTTCATGTTACCAGAATTTGGGAGTAGATTACATGAGCTGATATTTGAGCCTAATGATGATGTTCTTAAAGATTTGATGGCTTATTTCATATATGAGGCTATTACGACTTGGGAGAAGAGGGTTCAGTATGTTAGAACGGAGTTTGAGAAACCAGCACCAGACACCCTAAATTGTATCGTGTATTATAGTATTTTACAAAGTAATGAGATTAACAGCTTTGTGTATCCATTTTACAGAAAACTAACATCATAATGGGAAAGATTACAAATAAATGGGTAGGCTACCTACATAGGACTTACCAACAGATAAAGGATAACGCCATAACTCAGATGGCGATAGAAGTGCCGGAAATTACCGACCATACGGATAGTAACCCATACATTAAGGAGCTATCCATTTGGGCTGGTATGACTGAGCATTTGAATTATTATATAGATAACGCTGCAAGAGAGGCGTTTTTAACCACTGCCAGACAATATCCATCATTGGTTAAGATTGCCAAATTTGCAAATTATAGGCTCAGAGGTGTTAAAGCTGCAAATGTTGATTTGACTTTCACACTATCACAAACCATTGCTACTAACTATGAGATACCAGCAGGGACTATTGTAAGCACTGATAATGATATTCAGTTTGTAACCTCAATTACGAATTACATACCAGCAGGTAGAACTGCAATAGTAATACCAGCTAAACAGATGGTATTGGTATCAGAAACTAACATTGGGATAACTTCTGGACAACCAAACCAGAAAGTAGTTTTAACTGAGGATACGGAGGATAAGTCAGTAGCTATAAGCATTGCAGGTGTATCTTACATGTTTACACCTAATTTACTAAATCATTCTTCTACGGATAAGGTATTTACTACATCACTGAATACAGATGGTTTAATGGAGGTTACATTCGGAGATGGAATTTTTGGGGCTTTACCACCAGCAGGGCAGGTAATATTGGCTTCATATGGAGTATCCAAAGGAGAAGCAGGTAATTTAGCTGAGGGTAGTATCACTAAGATACTTTCAGATTTAGAAAATATAAACCCTGTTACGATTTCTGTAAGTAATTTCAATAGGTCTTCTGGCGGAGCTGATATTGAGAGTATTGAAGAATTGAGAGTAAATATCCCAAAATACAATAGAACTCAGCAAAGAGCTGTAACCTACCAAGACTACAAGGATATTGCAGAGCTAAATTCTGGTGTAAGGTCAGCAGGAGTTGTATTTAAGTGCGGTAAGACTGTTGATGTTTATGTTCTACCGAAAGGAGGAGGCGTAGCTTCACAGGAATTACTGAATAGTGTTAAGGATGATTTCTATGATGAGACCAGAATGGTTACTACCCAAGTAAGAGTATTACCAGCAGGAGAGATACAGCTTACAATTGAGTGGAATATTCAAGTTTTACCAGCATTCTCTAAATTAGCAGTAGAAGAGGCGGTCAGAAAGGCACTAAATACCTATGTTAATGATACTAACCTATCCATAGGAGGGGCAATTGAAATTGGGAACATTTACGAGGTAATAGAGGGCGTTACAGGTGTAGACTATTCAAAGTCTGTAGTGATGATGATAAAACCTTATGCCAGAATAACCAATGGTAACTCTACTTTAAATTGGAGTGTTACGGCTAAGCCATCACAGGAGACTGATGTTTGGAATATTGTTTATTCAAAAACAGGCTATTTGGAGGTAACTAAGAATGGTATCTACTTTGGGACTTACGAGATAGGTCAAGATGTAGATTTTCCAGAAGTTTCATTCAGAGTGTCTGCTTCATCTTACCAAGCAGGAGATAGTTGGGAGTTTGTTACCTACCCTTACAATGGAAGTATCCACCTAAAAGAGCCAAGTGTAATTACATTAGATAATAGAAACTTAAAACTAAATATGAATGGAGGCGTTTAAATTAAAGCCGATAATTTATGATTACTTCTATCCATCAGATGTAGTGCAGGATATTAACAAAAATCCGAAAGGCACTAACCAGAGGTTTCATGAAATGTTGGCAGATGATTGGGATAAGCATTTAATACCCTATATCCATAATTTGGTTAATAGTGTGTATGCAGAAGATATAGCAGATAACTTCTTATCCTACATAGAAGAGTTTTGGGGATTTAATCCTATTGTGGATGATATTCCTACAAGAAAGAAGTTCATAAAATACTTACCCAAGATTTACGCCACAAAAGGCACTTTAGTATCATACAATATTGTGTTCAAACTATTAGGGTTTGAGGGCGTAGAAATAGAGGAGTTGGATAGTGAATTAGGGTTTGATAGTATTGTTACTTTGGATGACAAAAACAGGAGATTTGACCTTAATGAATGCCAACCATGCAGTAAGTATATTTTAAAGATAAAAGGCACGAAACAATTGACAGAAGACCTATACAAATCGGTCATCAAAGCTGTTGAGTTTTTAGAGCCTATAAATGCTAAATTATATGCTATTATGTATAACGATGGTATGTTAGATTTTACTATCTTTGTGCAGAGTAATGGGGACTTGAATTACAAGGCTTTAGCGGTAGATGTGGACTTTGAATTGAGCGAGAATGGAGACTTAACAATTATTCACGCTTATGCTAATGAATTTTATATAGAAAACGGAGATTTAAAAAGAGATGGCTAATATTAAGAATTTAGGAAATGTTGCAGGTGTAGTAAGGGGGGTAAACCCACCATTAGAAGCTGATGGGGTTACTGAGAAAAGGTATGTATTGTGGGCTAAGGAGTTACCTACTCAGCCTGTATCTTATCAGTTGATGTATTTTGACATGATAGATGATGCATGGCATCCATTGGTTACCATCAAAGGTAGTGATATAGATGCTTTAAAGTATTCTATTTTTGGGTCTATCAGCACACCAGATTTAGTAACTAAGTATGGTAAGGATAACATACTCGCAATCATTGATGGTATCATAGCTAATGGAGGTCAAGGAGACCTCAGCGATTATGCTAAGAAAGATGCTACAGATATGTCTGTTTTACAGGCTCAAGCGTGGGCTGCTTTATTAAAGCCTTATTTACCAACAGGCGGAGGTAGTGGTAGCGGTAGTAGCACACCGATAGATGCTTATACGAAAGCTGAGATTAACCAAAAGTTAGCTAAAATAACTTTCAGAACTATCGTAGATGATAATGGAAGCACTTATGTTCCTCAGCCAATCTCATTTTTACCATTAGGTTCAGACCCTAATACCAATATAGGTAGTCCAAATGGAGAGCTTGGTATGCTTAATTGGAACATGTATTGGGGTAACTACAATAAGGCTAATACAGGTAGGTTTAACCTGCTGTTGGGAGTTAATAACTCTACTTCTAATTATGGTTCAAATAACACTATCTTAGGTCACTATGCATTTAATGTGAGTAAGAAAGGTAACGATAATGTTATCATAGGTATGAATGCTGCACCTAAATTATTAGCAGGTTACAGCTTAACCCTATTAGGAGCAGGAGCAGGAGGAAACCTCAGCAATGAAGATAGAACATTAGATGACCTTAAAC